CAAAAAGAAGAGTTAAAAAATATTTTATCAATTTCTTATGATGATTTAATTACTAAAAGTAATGAATTATCTGAATCGGTTATTAAACAAGTATCTACACTTTTAAGTGAATCAAATGATACTGATTTATCTACTAAATTAAATGCGGTTAAAGATGAGGTAACTCAGATGTCTCCGTCAAGATATAACTATTATAGATTAAACGAATTAAAAAATGGACTTAACTAAGTCCATTTCTTTTTTGTTGTAGATAAACTGCTTTTAATTTTTCAGTTCTTTTTTTAACTGAAGGTTTTACAAACTGTTGTCTTTCCCTTAATTTTTGAACTTGCTTTGTTTTCTGAACTTTTTGTTTATAAGTTCTTAATGCTGTCTCAATACTTTTTTCTTTAGATAAGTCTATAATAATCATATATAATAAATATACAACAAATATATGAAATTATTTTTGGTTATTCCATTTATTTTAGTTATTTTTTAAAAACACCATAAGAAATAATAATATGAAATATTAATGAAAACAGGTAAGTATATCCCGTTAGGGACTTACAATGATGTAAAGATCGGTTATGGTACCGTAGATTTTAAGAATCTTAAAACCATTTATTTAAAGTTAAACTCATGGGTTCAACCCGAAAATGAGACTGATGATTTTGATCATATGATCCATAAATCAAGACGAAAAGTTAAAGACATTATTTATAATCTTAAAGATCCTCATTTTAAACAACAATCTATTGTTGATTTAGATATTAGAACAAAGGGAATTAAATTAGAAAAAAGATCTTTTATGAACTTAGAAATCACATTATATGTTGATAAACAGTTTGACGTTAAATCAAAAGAAATTAAAAATAATATAAAAGATATTCTATCTATGGTGGTAGAAGATGGACTTTCGGATAAAAACCTGTTCAATTTCTACAAATCTAAAAAATAATAGGGATATCGATGTATTTATAGTAATAAAATCTATAAATGAAGATATTAGGACCCAAAGAACTTGGAACAGGAATTTTAATAGAATACGACGCAGGACACGTATCTCCGGAAGAGAATAAAAAAATTATACAGGAAATGAAGGGTGTGGACTTCTCCGAAGACCTAATCCTTTACGCTGTTTTACAAAAATTTGATACTCCAAATAAGAACGGAAGGATATATCCTGAAATGTTACTTAAGAGAGAAAACGAAAAATATCAATCACTAATTAAAAAGGGTGGAGCATTAAATGAATTAAATCACCCTTCATCTTCACTAATAGATTTAGACCGAGTATCACATTCAATTTTAGAAACTTGGTGGGACGGTAGAATCCTTATGGGTAAAATCAAACTATTCACATCGCCAGGATGGAAAAAGATGGGTATCGTTTCAACCAAAGGAGACCAAGCTGCAATGTTATTAATGAACGGAGCAACTCTTGGTATCTCTTCACGCGGTGTAGGGTCACTTAAACAAGTTAAAGGAGAAAACATCGTACAAGATGATTTTGAATTAGTTTGTTTTGATTTAGTATCATCACCATCAACTCCAGGGGCTTACATTTTTAAAGACCCATCAGAAAGAGACCAATATCAAGAGGCGGAAATTAAAAAACCGACACTTGACAGTAGAATGTCAAAACTTATGGGCAATTTAGATACATTTTTATCTAAATAATAAACTTTATAGGGGCAGTAATATTAAAAAACTCGATTTTTTATAAAATCGTAGTATTTATAAGGTAATAAAAACAATTAATTTTCACAATGAGCGAAAAATCAATTTTAGAACAAGCGTTACTTCAAGTACAAAATCTTGAAGAGGCCGTAAAGCAAAATGCAAAAGGTATACTTGCTTCAACAATGAAGGAAGAACTTAAAGATTTGCTTAAAGAATCATTGGAAGAAGAGGAAGAAACAACTACTGAAGAAGAAGTTGCTAAACCTGAAGAAGAGGCAGAACAAGATGTAACAGCTGACGACGAAGAAACAGACGATGAGTCTGAAGAAGACGTTGATGCAGATGTTGATACAGATACAGACCTCGATAACTTAGACTCAACAGATGACGTTGATTCGGATGTTGACGCTGACGTTGACATGGATGATATGGGTACCGATATGGGTACAGATATGGAATCTATGGGGGACGAAGGTTCAATGGATGATGAAGACGTTATGGATATGACAGGTGCTTCAGACGATGAAGTTCTTAAAGTATTCAAGGCTATGAAACCAGAAGATGGTATTGTAGTTAAAAAAGACGGTAACAATGTAGAATTCGGTGACGGAGAAAATGAATACATTATCAAATTAGATAGTGAAGATTCTGATCTTGACACTGGTATGGACATGGGAACTGATGTTGATTCTGATGTTGATTCTGATGTTGATACAGAAATGGATACAGATGTAGACACTGACGTTGATGCTGACACAGATATGGATACAGATGTAGACACCGATGTTGAAGCTGACACAGATGAAGAAACAATCTATGAAATTGAGTTAGACGAGGAAGATGAGGTTGAAGAACCTAAAAAAGTTGAAGCTACTGAAGCTGCACGTACAAAATCAAACCCTCATGGAAACAAGAATGGTATGAAAAGAGCTGGTTTACCAAGCAAAAAAATGTACAAAGCGGGTTCATCTATCAACGAAGAAGTTGAAACATTGAAAAAACAAAACGCTGAATATAAAAAGGCATTAGTGTTATTCAAGGATAAACTAAATGAAGTTGCGGTATTCAATGCAAACTTAGCTTACGCTACACGTTTGTTTACTGAACATTCAACTACTAAACAAGAGAAATTGAACATATTAAAGAGATTTGATACAGTTTCTACTATGAATGAAGCTAAGTCTTTATTCTCAACAATCAAAACTGAATTAGGTTCAAAAACTACGGTTACCGAATCAGTTGCGAAAAAAATCTCTAACACTCCATCAACATCTTCTTCTACAGAAGTATTATCTGAGTCAAAAGCTTATGAAAATCCTCAATTCAGTAGAATCAAAGAAATGATGAGAAAAATAAAATAAAACAAAAACAAAATACAATTCAAAATGGGAGCATTATTAGAATCAGGTATGGTTGGTAACATCGGTTTAAAACACCTTAGAGTTATCAAGGAAGATACCATCAAAAAATGGGACGAATTAGGCTTTTTAGAAGGTCTTGACGGTCACCAAAAAGATAACATCGCGCAATTATATGAAAACCAAGCGTCTTATTTAATCAACGAAGCGGCAGTAGCTGATGCGTCTGGTTCTTTCGAGACTGTAGTTTTCCCTATCATTCGTCGTGTGTTCTCTAAATTATTGGCAAACGATATCGTTTCTGTACAAGCAATGAACTTACCAATCGGTAAATTATTCTTCTTCGTACCTAAAATTCAAGAAAGAGACGGAAATGGTCACTATAGTCCATATGTTGGTGTAAACGGTTCTGCAACTGATAATAACAGTGCAGCAGCAGGTTACCCAGCTGGAAAGAGAAGTCTTTACGATCGTTTCTACGAAGGTAGTGATGATTTAGATCAAGGTCTTTTTGATTATTCAAAAGGTTCTTTTTCTGTTGAAACATTAGCGGTTGCGGGTTTCGCAACTTTCTCTAACGGTGTAGCTACTGTTAGTGGTACTGCAATTGCAACTGGCACAACAAAATCAAATATTATCTTAGCTTTAACTGGTTTCACATCAGCAGGTGCGGGTAAATTAAAAGGACCAGATGGTAATGAAATGGATTCTGAAGAATTCTTAGCTTCATTAGAAGTGTTCACTTCAGATGCTAACTTATTAGCTTTCTTAGGTGCAACTACAGGTACCTCTTTACCAATCAATATCGTTACTCAAAAGTACGGTAAAGGTATGGTTGAATATGGTGCTAAAACAACTAACGCAACACAAAATTATTATGATATTTGTGATGCTGAAAATGTTATTTACGTTCAAGTAGATTTACAAAAATACAGTGCAACTGCAGGTTTTGTTGATTACGTTGTTACAGGTTCAACATTAGATGATCAAGAATTCAATGCATCTTACCGTAAGTATGATACTTTAGAATTCGAAGAGCAAATTGGTGAAGTTTCTTTTGATTTAGAATCTGTAACAGTTTCTGTAACTGAAAGAAAATTAAGAGCAAGCTGGTCTCCTGAATTAGCTCAAGACGTTAGTGCATTCCACAACATCGATGCTGAGGCAGAATTGACAGCTTTATTATCAGAGCAAATCGCTGCTGAGGTTGACCGTGAAATCTTACGTGACTTACGTAAAGGTGCAGCATGGAAAGCTAAATGGGATTACAATGGTTGGAAATACGGTGGAACTGCAGGTGCAACTTTACAAGGTTACACTCAGAAAGATTGGAACCAAACTTTGGTTACAAAAATCAACCAAATTTCTGCTCAAATCCACAAAACTACGTTAAGAGGTGGTGCTAACTGGATCGTTGTTTCTTCAGAAGTTTCTGCAGTATTCGATGATTTAGAGTATTTCCACGTTTCTAACGCAGAACCAGAACAAGATCAGTATAACATGGGTATCGAGAAAATCGGTACTGTAGGTGGACGTTACCAAGTGTATCGTGACCCTTACTTCCCAGCTAACAAAATCTTGATTGGTCATAAAGGAAAATCATTGTTAGATGCAGGTTATGTATACGCACCATATGTGCCATTACAATTAACTCCTACAATGTACAATCCATTTAACATGACTCCGATCAAAGGTATCATGACTCGTTACGCAAAGAAAATGGTGAACAACCGTTACTTTGGTATCATCGATGTTCAAGGTATCCAAGTGTTTGGTTTAGATACATTAAGATAATCTTAATAGGAATATCAAAAAAACCCTCGAGAAATCGGGGGTTTTTTATTTTTGGTATATTCCAAATAAAATTGTATATTTGTGTTATGGAATACGAAAACCTACGATTAGACGTTTTAACCAAACTCATAGATGAGAGGGGGATTACGTGTAAAAATAAGAAAGAAGTAATGATTGAATACCTCAAAATGGACGATGAGGGAAAATATGTGCGTGAAACTACATACGAAAAGTATGAAGGTCGTTTATTGGTGGGTATAGACCTTAAAAATGGTCCTCATTTAATACAAATGGGTAAGTTAGTGGAAAAGAAAGAGGCGTCCTATAAAGGTCTCTATGCGTCCGATAGAGTATACTTTATATCTAATCAAAAATTAATGTAATTACCAAGTTCTACAAGCCCAATAACGAGGTTTCCAACGAGGACCTGGATTATCACAATTCATACGTGCTCTGAATGATTTGCGTCTTTCAGGGTTATTCTTTTTAATTTTCATAACCTTACCTTTGGCGGAATTACCACCAAACCCGAAATTAACTTTAACGACTTTACCTTTGTCGTTTTTAACGTATACTTTGAATTTCTTTATATCACCTTGCATGATTTTACCAAGTTGTACTTTACGTCCTTGATATTCGGCCTCATTTAAAAGACCTAAGTCGTATTCAAATTTAGTATTTTGTATTGAACCAAACTCATCTTCATATATCAATACGGGAGTTTGTTCATTATATTCAAATAGTCTTTCAAATTGATCTTCCGATATTTGAATTATTGTTCTTTTTTCCATGTTTTCATCAAATTTAGTCATTGTTGGTTTATTACCCTTACCTACCTTTGGGTCTTTCTTTTCGGCTCTTCTTTTTTGTGAAGTCATTGCCTTCTTTTCTTTTTTATCATATGAGGAAGCTACCTTTGGTGTTTCCTTAGATACTTTTTTAGATGGACGACATTTAGGGTATGATTTACCGTCGGCGTCTTTTCTACCACACGGGGGATGTTTACCATCTACCTTTTTACTAACATCAACCCATTTTTCTTTGAACCATCTTCTTAAATCTTCTTTTAAAACTTCACCATATTTAATAGATTCTTCAATATATTCTCTATCTTCTTTTGAAACAATAATTTTCATATTATTTAATTTTATTAACCTCATTAACAAATTTATGACACTTATCAGATACCTTACCTTTATCGTGGTCTGTAATAGATAACTTTACATTATCGTAATGAACCGTCATATCGGGGTGATGATTTTGTTTGTCAGCAATTTTCATCACCTGATTTGTAAATGTCATAACCTCTTTATAATCTTTAAAATAAAATGTTTTAATTAATTTACCGTTTGTTTCCACCCAATCATTACTATTCATAATTTTATTTTTTTGGTCTTCGGTTATTATTATTCTCATATTATAATTTAGTGTCTTTAATAAACTTTTTATATGAGTCTTTATAAGACTTTTGACTTTCATCATTAATATCTTTAGTGTATTGCCAATTCCAATATATGTCATCGTTAGGTTTAAATCCATAAAATGAATGAACTTGTTTTTGTAGATCAACAACATTACTTCCATTCCAATTATGTCCCGTACAAATGTATCCAGATTCAATATCCTTTACTATGTTTGATTCATTTTGTGTTGTATGTCTATTTTCAATCCAATTAAGTCTTTCAATTAGATTTTGATAATACATATTTGTTTGCCCCCACCTTATTGAACTAAAGAATATAACTGCATCTGATTCAAATAGTTCTTTGGATATTTTCCAAAGTTCATCTGATTTGTTGTTGATACTCGCCCAACATCTGTGATGACCCGAAGGATTTTTATCCTTGTCTTCAAGTTTGGATTTTAATACTCCACATGAATCTCCGTCTTTTCTTGATACGTTACCTTCACAAGGAAATATCTTAAGTTCAGGTACATCTATTAATGTTGACTTATCACCTAATTCTTCATTAAGGTACATTGCAATCATTTTAGATTTTGGTATATCAATATCATTTTCGTCCCAATTATGTCTATTAGAACAACTTAATAGTAAAACTTTTTTCTTCTTTTTAAGAACATCTAACGTCTTTTTTAAAGATTTCCAAGCATCAGATTGTACCATCTCCTCAGAAATCATCATTTGTTTAATCCTTTGTATGTTCTCTTGTAAATTCATCTATTTACATTTTTTCCATCCACCACCTTTTGATTTATAATCTTTTGCCGCAAATCCATTTGCATAGGCTGAAGGGTAGACATCAAATTTAGCTTTAGCTTTAGCCTTAGACGCGGCCCATTTCGCAGGATCTGTTGGACAATTCTTACTTTCGTCTATTTCACCATATGATTCATTTTTAGGTTCAACACCCTTTTTCTTCATATTGATAGCAATTGCAGCTTGTTGTGCAGGACTACTTGCTTCACTTACAGGTACACAGTTTGGAACTTTTTTACCGTTCTTCTTCTTACTACCAACTTGTTTGTAACCATCCCAACATTTTTCGTCTAATTGTCCTTCTTCGTTCATACTAAACTGATCCATATCTGCGGTTACATCTTGTTTATCTTTACTTTTAGTTTCATTCATAAAGAAATCAAAAACTTGATCCATATTGTTCTTAGCCTCAGACACGTGATCATCAGCCCAATCGTGACCGTTTTTAATAATTTGATCTAACTCTTGTGGATCCATTTTCATCAACATTTCACATTGTCTATGTATTTGTTGTAAATTACTGAAAAACATGTAGTTTTCAGTTGATTGATTTTCCTTTATAATCTTAGCTATATATTTTCTAAGATCGTTTTCTTTTAATTTAATAACTTTCATAAATTATAAATAGTTTTACTTTTCAGATAATATTTCAAATTTTATTGATTCGTTGTGATAAATTTCCTCAGTATGTGTCTTCGCTTTAATCTCTAAATGATATTCTCTCGGGATGTAATTGTTGGTATCCAAATAGAATGAGTTTTCATTGGTTTTATCCAATAAAGTCCAATCATGAACGTTTACGTCTACACTACCCTCTTTAATATATAATCTATAATAAACCTCATCAAATAATACCGATTTAGGAACATCTAAAGATTTTATCGTAACAACCACTTTTCTAATGTCTCCGCGTTTAATTTTTTCACCTTGTTTAATACCAAAATATTGTATTTTATAACGTTGTAATTCGGTTTGATTTTCACCAATTGTATATTGTGTCGTAAATGGTTTTGGTACAAATTTTTGACTTATATTCGCAAGTTCAACACCATCAATTGAAAGATCAGTCCAACGATCGTAGAAAAAACGTTTTCCATCACATAAATTACCGTCAATTCCTAATGTTACTTTATACACTCCTTTTTTAACTTGGGACACTAATTGTATACCACCTAAACCTGTAATAATCGTTCCATTTGAATCTAATATATCAACCCTTGGCGTAGTATCTAAATCGTAAAAATTGGTACCTTTAGTGACATATAAATAAAGGTTATTAAACACACCCGCCGCAAAATTTTGTCTATTATCATCAATTCTATCATCAACAAATGTCTCAACATAAGGTTCAAAGAAAGTTTGTGTATATTTTGTAAAAAATGAAACAGATTGTTCTGTCATAGGGGTCAAATCTTGAAATGGAACTGAAAACGCCAAACCAAATCCTTGATGTTGATTTAAAGTTCCAAATAGTAACATTGAATTAATGTGTGAAGTTATATCAACATTAATGTCTTCATTACCGTTATCAAAATGTATAGTTTGAATAATTGTTGGATTTTCCGCATATATACCTGAGGTTGCCCAACTGTCTAATGTGGTTCTATCATACCAATTTGAAGGTCTTTGATCAAATACTTTAAAACCATTTAATGCATCTGCATTAACATTAACATAATCAAATCCAACTCCTTCATCCCAAAACTCAGTTATTCTAAATAAAATTAAGTCAAATGATGTTGCTCTATCTCTACCTGTTGATCTTAATTGACCTTTAAATCCTTCGTCCCCAAAAATACAATTGGTTAAATGTAATGTATGTGTAATCTTACTAAGGTTGGCGACCGATAAGTCACCTGTCGTGAACTTATTAATTAATTCAGTAAAATCTACCTTAAATATAAATTTAGAAAAACCACCACCATAATAGATCTCGGTTGTTGGGTTTTTAGCCGTATTAACCTGAGAATTCTTTATAATTGTGTTGTTCTTCTCAAAATAGGAACGTATATATGACATCTTTTTTATTAATAAATATCAAATTAATTGATTCTAATTGATTTATTTAATATGTCATTTTCAATAGTCTTAAAAAGTTCTTTTAATTGATTTCCCTCAGAATAGTCATATTGTCCAGAGATAGGCATTAAAGGGTTATGTCTATGAGTAAAAATTACCTCAATCATTTTACTCAACAATCTTAAAAGGTTTTCACCCCTCACAGTTGAGAAGGTCTTTGGGTCAATATTTTTAATATAATCTTGTTGTGATAAATCGTACCCGTTTAAGTCAAAAAATGGTATTGGGTCATTGGATTCGTTAGTACCTAAATCAGTGGATAAAAAATATATTTTATCCGCCATAACCGTACCAAATGTTTGTTCTGGTGAATTAGGGTCAATATTAATTCTCTCTTCAATAGATTCAACTTCCTTAATTTCTAATTTTGCTTTAGTTTTTGACCATATTAACCCACTTGACGGTCCAATTCTTAAAACATTAATATTATTTAAAATTAATTGCCTATTTGTAGCTTCCGTCGTATCTAAAATTTTTGTTTTAAATGATTTACTTGGTCTAAAATAAAATGGATGAACTTCTCCACCTTCATATTGTTGATTTAGTTCGGTGAGATCTTTATCATGTATTAAAAATATTTTATCTCTAATTTCTCTATAGATGTCGTTAATTGAGGATGCGGTAACAGTATATGTTGGTGTTACACCATCACCTTCAGGATTAACTAACTTAACTAAAGATTCTGTCGCAACGGAATGTTCTGTAAAATAATTAGTTTTAAATTCATCACCATATGGTGTAATTACCTTATAAACATATAGATCTATTTTGGCCGGAGATTCATCAGATAAATCTTTTAATTTATCTACATCATATTCAATAATGTATTTAAGATCTTTATTGTCAGAAACATTATTTTTTACCACCACCTCCTCAAGAGTCATTTTTTTAGGAAATTTTTTGAGGTATATTCTTGATGATTTTCTAGCCATTATTGGGTAATCCAATAAAATTTCTCTGTTTGACGGACTAGCCGCCTCTTTTGATAAAAGTTTACCACCTCTAAGTTGTAATCCGTTTTCAGTGAAAAGAACATCTGAATTGTTTTTACCATAAATTGCAAAATCTTTTTCTTCGGCAAAGGTATTTTCAGATTTTTTATTTATGTAAGTTTTACTGACATTATTTCTAATATTTGGTTTATGTAAAACACTGGTTCCGTAAGTTGTATTCGCAACTTGTTGTGAAAATGTTTGACCGTTATAATCATACATTGTGGTAAATGGTCCGGCAATATACTCAGTATTTACCGTATCTTTATCAGTGTCATAGTTAATAATTTTAACCGACTGATTAATTTCAGGTATGTAGTTTAGGTTACTAGGTAAAAATGGATTAGCTAAAAATAAATCCCTATCACTCCACGGTTCATAGTCAATTGCTTTTTCCTTTTGTCCTGGAACCTCATTATAACGAATAATTCGTATTCTACCAATACCTAATGGATCAACATTATCAATACATTTACCAATATCTATTATTTTCATTTCCCTGTATATCTTTTTTCTAATTCCTTATTAACTTTATTATATAAACTTTCAACACCATCTAAATGACGTGTTAAATCAATAATTAATTCTTTTGTTTTTTCAAATTCTTCCAATAATTCATCTGCAACAATGACTAAATCTTTATTAGATTTATTTTGTACATCGTTTGCTATTTCTATTAATTTTTGACTTTCCATATTTTAATTTTTCATTAATGCATATGATGGTGTCCCTACCGGTCCATTTATACTTTTAAATGGTGTTACCGCTAAATTATCAGCAAATCCTTGTACTTGTGCGGATGCTGAGAGTACGTGGTAATTTGGTTCTCCGTTTATATCCCCCGTCGGGATTCCCATGTTTTGCATTTTTTCTGTTATATCCATGGTTGTTTTAACCGCACTGAATCCAGGTAATTTACCGGCTAATAATAAAAGTGGATTAGGTATATCTAAACCACCCGCAGCGGTTAACGCACCATTAATTGCCGCACCAATTGCTGCAATAATAGCCTCACAACTATCTAATCCATTTTCAAGTATTTGTTTTAATAATGCAATTAATGCGGCAATAACAAGATAATACCTTTTTAATTTATCTTTTAATATTTTTCTAATAATCTTCATTAAGAAATTTTTAAGATCCACTTTGACTCTTTTCCAAAATTCTCTAATAAATTTCCAAAATAACTCCTTTATTACACACGTAAAAATCTTTTTTAATTTTTTCATTAACTCCTTTGCATCCATAACTAAGTTTTTAGCTGATGCAACAAATTGTTTATAAATTATAACAAATGGTAAAAACATTTTAGGAGATATAATACTCATAATTAACGCCTTAGGGATATTAAAAATAAATGATAAATTAATTGAAATTTGAAAACTTGGTAAATCAATTGAAAAGTCAGATTGTTCGTATGCGTCGGATGCCGCCTTATTTAATGCACCGTCTATACGTTTTCTGGTATCTTGTTTGTCTTCTAAATAAATAAAATCTTCAATATGTACAGTGTTATAAGGAACTTCGTAGTTACCACAATCTTTAAATTTTAACACTTTTCTTCTTCTAGCGTCTTCATCATCTAAATCAATTCCTTCAACATCGTCAAAATCAAAGTAAAACTCATCGTTTTCTTCTTCATCATGAAACAAATTAGTTGGGGTTTGTCCTGTTAATCTTCCATCATTACAAAATGCAAATATTTTATTTAACATTCTCTCAAGACTATTAATTGCATCATCTAAAGATGGTGCAAAATCTAATGGATTTTCCATACCACTAAATGAACCACCGACACTAACCCCATTTTTATCGGCAGATGCATTACAAGCTTTTAATGTCATTAACATCGCCTTTTTAAGTATTTCGTTCAAATCTGGCATCTCCATATTTGAATAATAGTCGTTAAAAAAATCGCCGACATTAACATTACCATAACTAATAACTCCACCAATATTTGTGGGTTGAGTTAAACCTGTAATAAAAAATCTTTGATGTTCAGCTTGCCAATTTAAGTTAAATAATGTTTTATTGCTTGGTGTGTCATATTGAAACTGTAATCCGTTTGGTGTTGTTGTACCGGCACTTATAAATGTTTGATAAAGTCCATAATTTATTTGAGCCTTAAGTCCATTTCTTTTTTTAGGGTTCTCATACATTATTTTACCATAATCACTTTCTGGAGGAACTTTAAACATCCCTAAAAAATCAATTTCTTTTGGATAAATAAAAACTTCATCCATCTCTTGTGTTCCACCCATAACTTGATTAGCACCACAAATACCATCATTTGCAAAAAATGCGTTTTTAACACAATCCATTAGGATTTGTTTAGCTGAATTTTTTGTAACATCAACTGAATCTAATACATGTTGTCTAAGTCTTTGAGTTGATTGAAATCTATCGGGATCATTAACGGTTCTACCCGCCTCTAAAAATTTATTAACAACTGAAACAACTTCTTCAAATATGTTTTTTTTATTTTTAGTTTTTGGTTTTTTGTTTCCTAATTTAGACTTAAGTTGTTCTAATTTAGTATTTAAATTGGGAAGATTGGGTGAAAACTTTTTAAGGGCATCCTCAGGACTTATATCAAGATCAATGTGTTTATCTTGATCCACAGTTTTTTGAATAATATCAATCGTGGTTTTTATCTTTTCAAACATTATAATGAATAGTTACTTGATTTATTATCGTTTCCGTCATTAACCAATCTATCCAAAATCTCACGATCTTCGTCAGATAAAGTCAATTTACCCATAGAACCCCCACCACTTCCAGATCCACCGGTGGTTTGTTTAAGTAAAACACTTTGTAATTTAACTAATGAAATTTTCTTTTCTGTACAATCATTTAAGATCTTCTGTTGTTCTTTAATAACAGGTCCAATTGTACTCATGTCTTCTGCGTCCTTCATAAAACTCATCATTTTTCTCAAAATGGTTGAGGCGGTATTTCTATTCTCAACGACATCGTTGTAGATCTCCTGCATTAAGGCTAACGCCGAATCAACATCTAATGTAATATTGTTTCTTTGTGTTCTCATATCAATAAATAGATTTATTCTAAAAACCCACCCAAAATACCGTCATATAGTTTCTTATAACGTTTTAGGGAGACTCTAATCTCTTTTGTTGATAAGGATGTCATTTCTCGTAAAGAGAGTAAAATGAGGTTCTTATTGAATTTGTTACCATCACCAACCTGAAATATCTTATCAAAATTACTGAAGATTTCAAGTAATGCGTAACCTAACTTTCTCTCGTTATCGGATAGGTTTTTTTCTTTTTCTATAAAATTTTCTAAATCAATTGTAAGTTTAGTAATTACTGAACTATAATCAATTACGAATTCGTCAATCACATATGATAAATCTTTACTATCTTCAAAATCCGAAGAAATATCATCATATGATACTTGTCTATTTTGTTCCTTTGTATCTTTCTGTATTGCTCCCATAAGGTAGTTTTTACAGATAGTTCCAAAATAAGAATATGCTTTGGTATTCTTGGTATGATCAAACTTGTTGATCTTTGTTATAAGAAAAGACATTGTGTCTGTATGAATCTCTTCAAATTCCATGTCTTTTCTATAAAGTTTATAACGGCGAATAATTGATTCAACCATTATAATTAGGGGTTCACGTAAATATTCGTTGAATATCTTATTTTTTTCTGCTTCATCAGTACTTTCTAAGTAATTGACTACCGCCTTCTCTTGATCCTCCCCAAAATATATTTTTTGGGTTCTTGGTCTTGGCATTAAGATATTTCATAATTTACATCTCGTTTATTTTTAAAGAAAAACTCTTTCTTTGCCGTCTCCAACCAAAACTTAGCTTCATCTTCACTAACCTTATTAGTATCATCATTTTTGTATGACCAAAATAACGAATCCTCTCTAAAATTTAAGTGTTGATATCCTACTCTTGGTACGGTCATAACCTTAATATTGTTATGTGTTAATCTTAATAAAAACTCATATCCAAATGTTAATTTAATATTTTCTTTTAATGAACCATTATCTTTAATAACTTGTGTTCTATAAAGTCCTCCACTAATTTGATAGTTTTGAAAATCTAATAATACTTCATTATCTAAAACACCTTGTTTTTCTGTAAATCCATAGGCCCATGTTGATTCATTTGTAAAACTTACAAAATTACCATCAGTGTTTATATCTTTAACCACAGGTAAAAATACATCAACATCCGTGTATGTTTTAACATATTCGTTTGTAGATTTCAACCAGATTGATTTATATTCGTCATCAATTTCCAAAATACTAAACCATTCAGTATCACATTTTTCAATACCCAAGTTAACTTGGGAACAAAAATCCGTTTTAGAATTATTAGTAACTATGTTAATATCTAATACCTCTGAAATATTTGTTAATTCAGTTTTAACCGAAGAAGGACAAACAATCATTAATTTAACATCTTCGTGAAATTGTTCTACGGATTTAATTGCGTTATCTAACATTACACGATAACTGTCTTCAATTCTATGTACAGGTAAAATTACTGTTATATTTTTCATATTATTCTTGTTCTTTTTTTAGATTTTCTAATGCCTTTGTAAATGTCTCAACTCTCTTATTTGTAAATGAATTGAAAATTGATAAGATATTATTTTTAGTTATTTCAGTTTCATATGGTAATAAAGTATCTTTCATTTTTTGTTTAACTTCGTCAGTTAATTCAACTCCGTCTAACCAAGCTAAAACAAATGTTCCTAAAATGTCAACTAATTTATTTTCATCATAAGTCCACATACCATTTTCATTTAACCAACCAGGTTCTGTACTTGGTATTTTACCAATAACAGGAACGCCCGATTTCATTGATTCTAATGGGAATGTACCAAATGTTGATTCGTCATCCACCCATAATGAAACCATACAATCTTTTAGTCCTTCTGAAAATTCCTCATATGTCATTTGTACCATATCTTTAAAAGTGATCCAACGTAAATGTGGATATTTTAAATAAAATTCGGAAATAAATTTTCTATGTTTAACTCTATCTCTACAACTAATTGCAATGTAAGGTTTTACGATACCTTCGGTAGGTTTAAAATTATCTCCAATAATTGGAGGGGTTATATGAACTAATACTTCAGGGAAAACCTCTTGAATATATTTTTTTGATTCTTCTGTTGTTGTAATAACTCTATCAAAACCATAATCACTCCAACGACTACCGACTGGTAATGTTTCAAAAATATATTCTTTTTGTTGTATCAACATAACTTTAGTACATCTTACGTTTGCTAATTGTTGTAGTACATTTGAATAATATTCAGGAACAACAATAACGTCATCAATTTGAATATTAACTTTATCTTCTTTGATTGATACAAGTTCTAAAACGTCATATTTTTCACCTAACCATTCAGGTCTAATATATGATTTATCTTCTGTTAAAATTTTTGGAGTGTGTCCGTTTTCTTTTAACGTTAAAGCCATATCATAGATATGTTTAATTGCCGCTCTAGCATTATTTTTAGTATCATACGTTAAAAAATATATAACGTTTTCTTTTGTTTCTAACCTTCCTAAGGCTGATTCAAGTTTTTCTATGTTTTCTTTACTCATCTTCGTCTTCTATTAAAATTTGATTTTTTATTAATGTGTTAAATGCTATTCTGAAAGATACTGATGTCCCTTCTTGTGCAAATTTTCCAAGCCCTTCGTCAACTTCATCAATTTCACCTAAAACCCTATCCAAACACATTTTTATAATTTCGTATTTGAATATGTTTACTTCAGTTACTTCAGTTCCGTCTTCGTCTGGGATTGTTCCTCCTGTTCTACATTTCTCTGTGATTCCATCAAGGTCAATGTAGTAGTTTTTTCCAAAGATTTCAACCATGGTTCGTTTATTTCTATTAATTTAGATATTTCTTTACCATAAGTAAAGAATTGATTATAAGTGGTATTGAATTTAATTCCAGTTTTGTTCTCAGGAATTAGGTCAATAATCTTTTTATTGTCAGTGATCCACACATCACATTGTTTCCAATTATCTTCAATATCTTTTGTTTTAATAAATTTAATATTATTACCAAGATATCCATTTTTAGATAAAAAAAATAATGTTGCAGGTTTTGCTTTACCTAACTCATCCAACCCAACTAATGTAAAATTATGTTCGGGGTTATCAAATAAAATTTTGTGTAAATCGGTAAATGTAGTTGAATAACTTAATCCGGCGTGACCAAATATTTCAATTGGATATTCAATAAATAAAAAGTTTTCAAACTCTTCTTGTGATTGAAATTTGTATGAATTTAAAAGATTATCATTTTGAATAGGTTCAGTAACGGCATATTCAAATGTGTTTTCTTCTCCTTCAATTGTAATATCACTATTAAAATATGATTCATTATAATGATAATCAAACTTTTGAATTGTATTTCTTAAAACACCATCAATACTAATATATATTTCCATTGTAAAAATATACAACGAATTGAATTATAAGTAAATACTAATCGTATCTATTCAATATTTCACCGATGATTGGGTTTCTTACAATATCTTGCATTCCAAATTCAAAAATACCAATTCCCTTTACATCTTCTAATCTCATTTTAGCATCATATAAACCAGATTTTGTTTTATCTCTGAATTTATCTGATTGTTCAAGATCACCAGAAATAAAGAATTTAGAATTAAAACCGATACGAGTTAATAATAACTTAATCTGTGACGGTGTCGCATTTTGAGCTTCTTCAAAAACAAGGATAGTATTATCCACATTCCAACCTCTCATATATGCAAGTGCAGCAACTTCAATATAACCTTGGTCTTTTAACTCCTCACGAGCCTCTTTACCAATAATCTTATTTAAAAGATAATATGATGGATAGATGTACGGATCTAATTTCTCCTCTAAACCCCCTGGAAGTGACCCTAATTTCTCTTCAGCTTCAACTGCGGGTCTTACTATAATAATTTTCTCATACTTGTTAGAATCGTCGTATAATAGGTCTACCGCACGTTTCATCGCTATGTAGGACTTACCTACACCTGCGGGACCAAAACATAATGTAATTTGATTTTCTCCAAGAATATTCCAATAGGTTTCTTGGTTTTTGGTTAGGAACTTTTCTTTAGGACGTTTAATGATTTGTCTAATCTTATCCTTATGTGATATCTTCTTTTCTTCTACTAATACGGGTGATGGTTGGTGAGATGTTTTGGTTCTTGTTTTATACGCCAAAGTGAATAGTTTTAAGGGTTCCGTTTATTGTTAATAAATATCATCATTTTCCTGTAGATCCAAATCCACCACTACCTCTTTCAGTATCTGATAACTCAGGAACCTCCGTCATATATATGGTAGGATAAGGTAATATGATAATCTGTGCACCTCTTTCACCCACTTTATATTTAATTGAATCCAAACCTTGAGTTTTCTTAAATGTTGCCTGTAATTCTCCTCTATATCCACTATCAATTACACCAACACAATTTGATAATATTAAATCTTGATTACGAACTGATGATCTTGGGAAAACTAACCCAACATAACCTTTAGGAATTTCCATTGCGATACCAAAACCATAAGATACACTAAATGATGTATTTTCAATTTCTTTTGTAATGGTTAAATCCATACCAGCATCACCAACTTTTGAATACGATGGTATTACGGCATTTAAATCTAATTTTTTTACTTTAATTAAAACACCACTGTTTGTGGTTGGTTGAGTGTTAATAATATTTTGTCCGTCAACAGGAGGAGTTGAAAAATCTTCTTGTAATTTATTTAATAAATCATTTAATTCGGTAACAAAATTTAAATCAATTTCTTCATCATCCGAACCTATTGTTTTTTCAAAATTTTCTAATTGTTTAAGATAATTTTCTACATCTTCTTTTTCCATATTATTTGTTTTTCTTTTCTTCTAACCATTTATCTAACGCCTTAATTCTTTGTTTAAGGTTATCATCTTGTGGACGTAAACATATCTCCACAAATAAATCGGTAATTCTTACCAACTCCTCAAGAGTAACAGAGACACCAACTGATGTAACATACTCTAAAGCCATTTTACTTTGCGATTGACGCATAATTTGTATTTCACGACTATAGAATTCCATATCAGTTGGTGTTTAATTGTTATTTACTTTTGTAATACTCGGGTGTGTTCTTTTCGTCAATCACACACTCAATTGGAAATTTAGCGACACTTAAACTTTCGCTACCTCTAATGTCACCTTCACGATATCTTGCTGCAACAATTGTTGCTTCTTCTACCGATTCAGCTTGAATTACGTATTTTACTTTTTTAACACGAGGGTTTCCTTCTCTGTCCATTTGTTCGGTTTCATAACCGATTGTAACTTGATAATACATGTTGTTTCTATTTAATTATTGATTTAAAAAATTCTACTCTATCTTTACATACTTTCTTTAATGAGTATGTGTCTTTAACTGTTTCATATAAACGATTACCTAAGTCTTCAATCATATTAGGATTTTCAACTAAACGTTTCATATGTTTTGCCCAATCTTTATGGTTCTTTTTAGAACCTACTAATAGTGCGTTTCCTTTGTCGTTAAACTTACCTTCATCAACCGCCGAAATTAAATCAATTGTGAAAGGGTCAACATCACTTGCGATGATAGCCTTCTTAAAAAAACCGGCTTCAATTACTTTTAATTGTGATTTATTGGCATTGAATACTGAGTCAACTAAAGGTGCTAATGACACATCAAAGGTATTGTAGTTTGTTGCATAACTATTAATATCTTTAGTCCATCTTCTTCTATATGGTTCATTTGTGTCATTGTAATTTCCATCTGTAAATGTACCTAAATAATTTTTATATTCGGGACTTAACACTTTAAAATTGTCAGTGAAAAATCCTTCATATTTATACCATACTGTTTCTGTTGGTTGTATAGGTCTTTGTTGTTGTTTACCTTCTTGATCAATCACAGTAACGGTGCCTCTTGTATCAAACCCACATAAAACAAATTGTACTTTATCTTTAAATAAATTATATGTGGAAGAAATTCCATTAGACATTAATTCTAAATCGTGTAAATGTGATGACCCACCTAACCAACCGAATCTAACTTTATCTGATTTAATTGATTTATTTTGAAATTGAGGTTCGTCTTCATTTACCGCATTTGGAAAAACAACAACATTACTAACTTTTAATTTGTCTTTAATTGTTTGAGCAAATATTGAAGTTGTGGTGCTAACATAATCAACAGTCTTTAACATGTCAATTTTCATCTCACCAACTTTATTCATTTTAATTGCCATATACATTGGATGTCTCTGATCAACAAACCATAAATCATCAATGTCCATTACAGTGATAATACCTTTGGATTTTAACCAATTAATTCTTTTAATGTTATGTTCGTGATTTGTTTGATGGATAAAAGTATGGAAAACTACAATATCGTAGTTTAAAAAATAATCATCTCTATCTTCCGCATTATACGAAATATCCACGTGAATATCCTCTGAATGTTTATCTGAAATGAATACAAATGGATCCATCATTCTAAACTTACCTACACCATGCTTATCGGATGGAATCGCTAAAATTCTAATTTTTGACATTTAAATTAACTTATATGTCTAAAATATAACTAAAAAAATTGGAAAAACAAAATTACTTGGCTTTATTTACTCCTGTAATTTTACCCTTGAAAATAGAGTCTCCCACCTTCAATACTAAATTTTCATTAATAGATGATGTTGTAGATGCGGTAAGAATTTGATTTAATTTTTCATCCATTACTTTACGAACTGTATTTTCAATAAGAACTGCAATTGCGTTCATGTCAATATTGTTATTAACGATAGTTTGTTTTGATTGTGCGGAAGGTCTTGTTGCAACACCTTCTTGTTCCATTAAACGTTTTGCACCTTTAACAAAATCCATATCTAAAGTATCATTTAAAGAAATTTGTTGAATTGGGTTTTCCATCATTGCTTTTTTAATTGCATCAGGTAATTTTGAATTTTGAATTTTATCAATATTCATATTACCACCTACTGGTCTTGTATTAGGTTGTTGAGGTGTTTGCATTTCCATTAATTCTGAAGGATCAGATCTTAACACTTCACTATTAACATGACCTCTTTCATAATTTCCACCGTCAACTTTATTCATTACTTTTTTTGCTTGTACTAACTTTTTCATTAAATCGTTAGATGATATTGATCCTTGTTGTGACATGTTAATAAATATTTTATATTATAATAAACTATTTTAAGAAAACATTAAACGCTTAATATTTTTAATACTTTCTTGTAAATTTTTATTTTCCTCATCCTCTTCAGGATTTGCAACAGGTTTTTCTGTTTGTTTTGGTTGGGGTAATTCTTGTGTTTTTGCTTGTGTTGTTTCAGGTTCCGTTTGTGTTGGTTCAGGTTTTGACACAACTTTCTCAGGTTTAGTTTGAGTTTTTGGTTGTGGTAGTTCTGTTGTTTTTGGTTCCTCGGGTGTAGTCGTTGTTGTCGGCTCAACATTCGGAGTTGGTTCCGTTGTTGCAGTTGCCGAAGGAACTGCGGGTTTTGGTTTAATAATCCTTGGTTTTTTAACATCAGGTTTATTAGTCCAATCTGTTGTCACATAAGTAACACTCATTGATCTATCATCACCCTCTTTATAGTCAGGTCTTTTTTGATCAAATTTATCATCACTAATTCTTAAATCACTCATTCTACCAACCATAAATGTTCTCCATCCCGTTTTATCAAATCCTTTTTTAGAAACTGACGGTGGTTGAACATACGCACGAATAACTAAATTACCTCTTTTACTTAATCCTAAAGCAACCGCCTCAGCATCAATTCTTTTACCTGGTTTTACACTATCTTTTAATGGTTTTCTTGGTCCCGTATAGAAAAAAGAAATCTTATTCCTATTTTTGATTGCGTCAACTATAGGTTTAGTTTTAGATGTCTTTAAAATATTTTGTTCTTCAAGTATCTTGAAGATCGTATTGGTAAAACTCATTATGTTGTTGGGTGTCTATTATATTCTTTTTTAGAGTTATAACTATTTTTACCTGTGTTTTCAGTTCTTTTTAAAATATCAGTTTTAGAACCAACGGTTCCATTTTCATCTTTAGGTCCTTTACCGTTTTCATCTCCATCAGATATTGCATCAGGATTTGTACTATTATAAAGATTCTTTTTATTAAATTTATTTTTAACTAAATTTTCTTTTCTTTTTAAAACGTCAGTTTTAGAACCAACTTCTCCCGTTTCACCTCTTTGTCCTTTACCAAACTCATCGCCATTAGAAATTGCATTAGGATTATTAACACCATATTGATTATTTAATTTATACGTGTTTTTACTTAATAATAAATTTCTATTTGCAATATCTATAGACGTTCCTATTGCAACATTATCTTCCTTTTGACCTCTTCCTTTTTCATCACCATCTGCTAATGCATTTGGGTTTGTTAAACTATATTGATTATTTTCATTATAGGCATTTCTACCTAAACTTGAAATTCTATTTTGTATATCTGTGGTTGAGCCAACTTTATTACTATCACCTATTTGACCTTTACCTTTTTCATCTCCGTCAGATAAAGCATTAATATTTTGACTGTTATATAAATTCTTTTCATTATAAGAATTTCTTGTTAGAGATTCTTTTCTAAATTGTTCTGATATTTGATCTAATTTTGTTGCCATATTATAACATTAATTTTTTTATTCTTTTAACTTGTTCAAATAAACCAGTTAATTTTATTGACTCCACTGAATTTTTTTCTGAGTTAGAATTAAATTTAAATGACGGTAACCAACTTGATTTTTTTGTATGTTTTTTTAAGAAACTATTTTTTCTTTCTCCTGTTGTACTTGAAATATCGTCGGCTTGTTTTCTACCCTCTTTTCTATTTTGAATTAAATCTCTTTCTCCCTGAAGATATTGTTTAGACCAAGAATCCATTAAGTCACCACCAGCCAAGTCATACCTAACTCTATCAGCAACTTTATCCATACCTTGTATGTCATGAATAATTCGTTTAAGTTGACCATATGTTACTTTTTTATCAGTTAATAGTTTTTTTGCTCTCATCACCCCATGCACATTTTGACCGTTAAGACCTGTAACCGTATGGTTGATCTTATCTAATATGTTTTGGGGTAAATCAAAGTCCCTATTTTTTAATTCTTTATTCATTATCGTCTTTAAGTCCTTTCAAAATATGATCTGGTTTAAGACCATAAGTTTTCATACTATTTTTAAGTGATTTTATTTGTTTTGCAACTATTGGATTAATTTCAACTTCTTCAACCTCTTCTTCCTTGGATAAAACATCATTATCTTTTCCTTTTTGTTTTAAAAGATTATCAATGTATTCTTCCATGAATTTTTTAGGATTCTCTACCAATCTTACTTTATCGTCAGGTAATTTTGGATCATACCCCATTTGTCCTAATCTATTTTCCAATTCCTTTGGATCAGTTACACCCAACTCAATAAACTTCTTTTTAGCTTCTTCATAGTTAGCGTCATCCATAATTGTATCTTCAGCACCCAATGCTTTACTCATATCAGATTCACCCCAATATCTTCTGAATCCCATACCTAATTTTGGTGATATTGACGATTGACCCGCGGCGGTTAACGCCACCTCATCACTTGTTGAATTTGATGTTATTTCAGCTCTTGAGTTAGTTGGTTTTTTACTTTTAGCAAAATTACCAGCAGCATCCACAATTTCATCCACTTCTTCCTCTTTCTCTACTTTATCGGGGATTTCATCATAATCTGTCTTATCAGAGAACTCTTTAGCCCATTTGGACCATTTCTTCTTTTCTTTCTTAGGTTTACCCTTTTCATTCGCCTTAGCGTAGAAGAACCTTTGTTGTGCTTTTGAAGCAAATTTCTCCTCAATTACCTGTTTTATAAAATTATTCATCTAAATAGACTTTTATATAAATATCAAATGTTATGAAAGATATTTATATTATAATGAATAGACAGAATATTTTAAACTATTATGGATCTAAATTGGATTTGAAGTTAGATTCATCGGAGCTTTACGACTACCAATTAACCACAAATGAGGTTGATTACGATACGGATGTGTTAGATTTATCTACCTCAATCACATATAGTGCTCTCACAATTGACTCAAGTTGTTTAACCACACCTTTAAATGATCAGAAACCATGGGTTGTTCCGGTTGATAGTCGTTACACGGGAGATACCTGTGATTTTACGGTTAGAAGAAGAACTGAAAAGGGTTGGACGTTGGACTTTGTATTTAATAGAGATGAAGTAGCTTGGTCTGGTGGTACGATTTTTTACTATATCGGAGTTGATGGTGATACTACTTATACAAATTATTTGGATAATAACTTATCATTTCAATTTACAAATGATGGTAGAGTAAAATGGGTTTCATATCATTATTCAGGTTATTGTGATTTAACGGGTTATACTGAGACACATAGTCTTTTAAATGGTCAAACACCGGTTTTATGTGTTACAGGAGATACAAGTGATTTTAATTTAACAATAGTTTTTAATAGATACAAAGAATTTAATGGTTGTGATTTGGATAATGTGGGCGGATTTAACAATTTAATTAGGGGTCCACATGCGGTAGAATTTATTAAACCATTAACAGGTGTGACCGCAATGACGTCAACACAAATCACAACAGGATACACAATTACCAATACAATAGAAGATTGGGTTACGGGTGGTACAATTACAACTGAGTATGTTGAAGAATTAAATAAAAAATGGGCGGAACAAAGAAATATGAGATTGGGTGATTTAAAGTTTTATTTAAATGGTAATTTAATTTATACCGAAACTAATTGGGAAGAAATTATACCATCATATAGAGACGAACAAACTTTAATACAATCTTGGGGTGGCGGTTATAACTACACATATTTTGGTAATACATCAAAAACATGTGAGTTTAATATTAAATCAGCATTATATTATGAAGAACCGTTAGATTTTATTCACGTTAAACATAACTTTAGAACATTAACTGGTTATACTTTTGAAATATGTAATGCACCTTGTGTAGATGATGTAAGAGCTTACGTTCCTCCAACTGCAACACCAACTGTAACACCTTCACCTACACCTGTTCCTACATCTACACCAACTCCCACACCTACAGGTGCGCCGACAAGTACCCCAACACCCACAATTACAGGTACACCAACGCCGACACCTACACCGTTTATAACACCAACACCATATCCATTTATAACACCTCTACCAAGTGGATTTACATTTGATGCTGACTATATAATCGTTTCATATGCATTTACAGATGGTGCAGATTTAGATACAAGAACAAGAATTAGTAGTCCTAATATAGGTCAAAGTAGTGCACAAACATACCTTGGTTGGTGTAGGTCTGAATTGTTTCCCGATAACGGAGGAACACCAATATTAACTTGGAGTGGTGATAATACGGGTCAAGGATTTGAATCTGTATTTGTCAATTTAATTGAATTTAAAAATCAATATCCATCTGAAACATCACTTACAATTGAAATGAGTGCAATGTGGTATGGTGACCTTGGGAATAACCCTGTTATTATGGATGTGATGTTATATAAAGGTGGAACAATATCATTGGTTCAAGAGGTTTTCATGTTTGTAAATGAAGGTTATACTGGAATATATGGAGTTGCTTCCACAGGTACAACGGTTACGTTACAATCCCAACAATGTTTTGATCAACAATTAGTTTCAAGATTACAATATAATTTATCAACATATAACGGTCAATTCATCTAAAACAAAATATTTAAGGTATGTCTTGGCAGATAAACGGTAAGTTCATTTTAGTCCCAAAAAACCAAACACTCCCACCAACAGGGACACCTACACCGACGCCATCAATTACCCCAACCCCTACAATAACAAACACACCAAGTCCAACTCCAACAAATGCACCGTTATATGATGTGTTATTGATGGAAGATGGATTTAATTTATTACAAGAAAATAATTCAAAAATCATATTATAATGGCGGATCAAAAAATATCACAATTAAATGAAGTTACATCACCAAATTCAAGTGATGTTTTACCGATAGTAAGCGGTGGTGAAACCAAAAAAATAACAGTTGCCAATTTGGCGGTTGCAGGTTCTTCAGGAACTAGCGGAACGTCAGGTGTAAATGGAACTAGTGGTTCCTCAGGTACATCGGGTTCTAATGGTAGCTCAGGAACAAGTGGAACATCAGGATTAAACGGGTCTTCTGGCACATCGGGTTCTAATGGTAGTTCGGGTACATCGGGATTACAAGGTCCCGCAGGAGAAACTTTAACGGTTCTTGGTGTGTATCCATCATACAGTGGTTTAACGGGATTAACACCAAATAATTTAGACACATACATTACTCAAGATACTAGTCATTTATGGATATATAATCCATCTTCACCTTCAGCAAATGGAGCTGGTTGGGTTGATATGGGACAAATTCAAGGACCGAAAGGTGAGAGTGGTACATCAGGTACAAGTGGTGTTGGAACAAACGGAACATCAGGTACAAGTGGTGTTGGAACAAACGGAACATCAGGTAGTAATGGTAGTTCAGGAACTAGTGGTAATACAGGTTCTTCAGGAACAAGTGGGTCATCAGGTTCATCAGGAACTTCAGGTTCATCCGGAACTTCAGGAAGTAGTGGTACGAGTGGTTCTTCAGGAACATCGGGTTCTTCAGGTACTTCAGGAACTAGTGGTTCTTCAGGTTCTTCAGGAACATCGGGTTCATCAGGTACATCAGGAACAAGTGGTTCATCAGGGACGAGTGGTAGTAATGGTTCTTCAGGAACTAGTGGTTCTTCAGGAACGACCGGCACATCAGGGACATCAGGTTCATCGGGTACAAGTCCATCAGGAGTGGCAACAACAACAGTAAATCCTGATTATATCCAAGTTGGTAGGATAACTACAGGCCAAAATGTATCTAATGCTGCAACACCACAAGATATTGTATTCAACACCAATATTGTAACTAACTCAGGTATTACATATAACACATCAACAGGTGTGTTTACATTAACTGCAGGCAAGACATATGAGTTTGAGTCACAAATAACTTACACTAATATGGCGGCCAACAACAATTATATTTTGTTTACTTGGGTAGATGCAACTACTAATGGAGCACTGGACACCTCGGGTACTAGTGTGGGTAGTGTAATACCGACTACTTGGGGATCACAAGTATCGGCTCCAAATGCAAATTATGGTGGTATATCTAAACTAATATACACACCTATCACCAATCAAACGGTAAAGGTAAGAATTATTAGTGGAGTTGGTAGTGGAACTATTATGTTAGGTCAAGGAACATATGCAAAAATTACACAAATAAACCCAACGGTTACGGTTAATAATGGAACATCAGGAACTAGTGGTACATCAGGTTCATCAGGTTCGTCAGGTTCATCAGGAACTTCAGGTTCTTCAGGTACATCAGTTTTAACAACAGTAACAGGTACAACATCAACAGGTAATTTAAACGTTGGTGGCAATTCAACATTTAGTGGAAGTGTGGTTGTTAGTGCTCAGGGTGGTGTTGAGGGTGGTGAGATTGATTTAGCATATCCAATATCGGGTAACACTTTAACAGGTAGTTATGTTGCTTTAGATGTTTATGGTGATAAATTAAGAATATTTGAAAATGGTGGAAATAGTAGAGGTGTTAGTATTGATTTAAGTAAAGCACCTACAGGTGTTGGGGGTGATTTAATGTGGAAAACAAGTGGATTACTGAATACCGGTTCATTTGTTCAAATGGACAATCTTAAGGCTGGTCCAACACGAAATGGTGCCGGTGGTAGTTTAGTTGGTTTAAGTATTGGTGCAGTATCGACCTCATTTATTGCGGATGTAAGTGCAACTTATGCAAATAACACTATTGGTGGTACTACTATTACTAATACCACATATACAACAACCGCGTCTAATGCATTGAATGGATGGGGGTTTTCTCAAGGTAATCATTCAACTTATATATTAAACGATACCACAAATAGTAGGGTATATCGAATTACATTTATGGTAGGTGCTTCCTTTAACAATAACTTTACCTCAATAGAAAGATTATATTAAAAAATTAAAATAGACAAAAAAATAAAAGTATTTATATAACATAATGGCAACAACAAGACCCTTCGCATACAACACAGGTTCCACCATAGATGGAACAATACAAATAGGAAACATCGCAATAGGTGTAACCGAACAAGATTATTCACAAAATCCAGGTGGGGTTAAATGGTGGATGGGACCAGACGAAGAATTAGGTTATGTCATTGCACACGAGGTTCCGGCAGGAGACCAACCAACACCTGTTGAGGTGGATGCAAGTATATCGTTTTGGAGATCAACAAGTTTAACAGATCAATCTTTATTAGATTTATTAAATGTTTTACCAATAACAGATGGTTTACCTTTATTTACAAATATAAACGATGCACAAACTTGGTTGATCACTAACGGTCATTTTACATCATACGATAATAATTTACCAACACCAACTCCAACACCGACATTAGGTATTCCTACTGCAACACCTACACCTACACCTACATCTACATCTACACCAACACCAGTACCTACAGATACACCAACTCCTACACCAACTGTAACCAGTACACCAACACCTCAACCAACTGATACACCAACTCCTACACCAACTGTAACCAGTACACCAACGGTAACACCTACGAGTACTCCAACACCTACACCTACACCAACGGCAACGGAGGTACCACCAACACCAACACCAACTTCAGCTTCATGTAGTGGTATAAGATATAATTTAACAGATCAAAATGTATCACCCGTATCGGGAAATACTCTTTGGATGTATAATGGTTTACCAATCGGAGCATCTAACGAGGTTAACAAATTAGCAATTGGAAATCCATTCTTTATTAGTAGATATGATAGTGACGGAACTGATCAATTAACATATTTTGGTAATCTTACGGGTAATACATTTACAATGGTAGTATGTCAAGATGGAAATAGTGCAATATATTCAGGTATAACCGGAACTATATCATATGATGGTTCATCCTTTTTCCAATTTGACGCCACTAAACTTCATTTATCACAGAGTTCACCTGTAACAGCGTTTACATTTAATCAATCGGTATATTATGATTTCTCAGTTATAGGTGCTGCAACTCCAACACCAACTCCAACAAGTGCTCCAACAAGCACCCCAACTCCAACACCGGCACCTACAGACACACCAACTCCTACACCAACGGCAACGGAGGTGCCACCAACAAGTACTCCGACACCGACACCAACAAGTGGAAGTTCAGGTCAAGGTTCTTGGTATTTTTATAGTGATGAGGGTAACATAAATGCAATGGCACCAACATCTAATGGTAATGCTATATTCACAACACAATCACCGATTGTTGAAACATTTAATCCAAACGCAATTGATGGGGTATCTTATCTCCATTTCAATACGAAGGATAGTTCAGGAACGGATTATACATCTCAATTTAGTCAGTATACAGGAGGAACCGGTACAATAACAATTTCACAAAATGGAGATACGGCAACATATACAAGCACAACATCCGGCTCATTTATGATTCAAACTATTGGTGGGGGTTCATTCTTTATGATTGATACTTCTAAGTGTGATCAAACTAAAGAATCGAATAATTCATATGTATTTGCCGATGCAATATCATTATCATTTAGTTAGTATTTATAACATATGGAATTTCACATAAGACAAGGGGCAACTGACCCAATATTAAAAATGAGAATGATTGACGACGGTAAAAACGATAAGTCATCATTCAACGATATGTTAGCAAGTGGTTGTACAATTACGTTTGATATGTATAACGCAACCACCGAAGAGCCTTTAATATTAGGGTCCGAATGTCTTTTGACGAATAGAACAAAGAAATATAATTATACAACCGACGAATACTATATTACACATAGATTTACAACCGAGCACACATCACAAGTGGGAAGATATGAGGGAAAGGTAACCATTACATTTGATAATGGAAATATTCTTATATTACCCGTTAAAGAAAAATTATTTATTAATATTAATTAATGGCACCAATAAATTCAAATTATATAAAGTCAGGTTCTACATTGCAAAATGCAATCACAAAGAACACAACATTTAGTGTAGGAGTTAGTGGTGGTGATGATTATGGTCCAACAAATTTGAAAGGTTTTTATAAAGGTATAATTCCACCAGCAGGTGGTTATACAATTTATATACACAAGGAAGTTCAAGGTCCGTCCATACATGTTGCACATAATGATGAACAGTGTATTTTCTTTCTTAAATCTTTTGGTGCAACGGGTACAACAATATCAGAAGTTTTAGCATGGTCAACAGGTAGAACTGATTTATGGGTACAAACAGAAGAAATTTTATTATCGGATTTATCAAATATTACACCTCAACCAACTGACACACCAACTCCAACACCAACAGTTACGAGTACACCAACTCCAACACCAACAGTTACGAGTACACCAACTCCAACACCAACAGTTACGAGTACACCAACTCCAACACCAACGATAACAAACACACCGATACCGGAAACTAGTACACCAACACCGACACCAACAGCCACAAGTACACCTACAATAATAAACCCCATATCATCTGGTTTAGAATTATATTATGATCCTTCAAATTCCTTGTCATATCCAGGTAGCGGTACCACACTTTATGATTTATCACCAAGTGCGGTCAATGCTTCAATTTCAGGTAGTCCAACAGATAGTGGTAATTGGTTTACATTTACTGGAACACAAAACATACAAACAGGAAATTTAGCGGGTTTATATTCAGGTTGGCAACATACTTTAGAAATATGGTTTAATGCAAGTGCCGCTGGAGCTGTATTCAGTGATACCGGTTCTGGTCCAACTAATACAGGTTATCATTCTACGGGATTAGAAGTTTATAGTATTGGCCCAGTTTATTTAACAAACGCTATGTTGTGGAGTAGTGCAGGCGTTACCCGAGTTGGCGGAGGAACTGTTTCACTCAACAATTGGTATCAACTTGTAAGAGTGTATAATGGTTCTAATCTTGCATATGCATATTTGAATAAGGTTAAATCATCAGATACTTCAATTAGTTGGATTACACCATCACCAGGTTGGTATTTAAATTTCGGAGCGTCAGAAACTACAAAATTTTCAAATGGAAGTGCATTTCAAGGAAAATTAGGTGTAATTCGTCTTTATAATAGAGTTTTATCACAATCGGAAATTACTCAAAATTTTGACGCTGAGAAATCGAAATACGGTCTGTAATTTTTTATTATCACTTTTTTTTGTTATAATTATTAATGTAAACAAGGCAAACTGTGGTTTTCCACAAGCTAATACGTCACATTAAAAAAAATTAAAACATGAAAGAGGTTATCTCTCAGGAAGTTATTGAAGGCTTCCTCAATGGTGGCGACGATGAAATGCATATCGTCGGAGTTGAATATGATTATCCCACAAATACAATCTTTAAAATTATTCAAGACCCTGAACAAGGGAAAATAGTAAAACCCGACACTTTTACTCCGTTTTTATGGGTAGGTGATTTGACAGGTATGAATTTCTATGGAGATTCAAAGGCGATGCAGAAAAAACGTATGGGTGAGTTCGGTATCTTAATTGAAAAATTAGAAACTCATGGAAACGAACGTTTAGAAAATGGTATGACTCATATTGTGAGAAGTATCAAATCATACACAGATTTAGTATCGTTTTTTAGATTAGGTGGATTAAATCCTTGGGATGAAAAATGTAGACATTTATTTACAATTTTAAACCCAGTAGAACAATATCTAATACAAAAAAGAAAAAGATTATTTAAGGGTATTGAAGATTACGGTGGGGTTCATCGTTTTGTATTTGATATTGAAACCACCGGTCTTGATCCCGAAACGTGTAATATCATTTTGATTGGGGTTAAAGATAATCGTGGTTTACAAGAAACAATTCCAGCATTCGGTGAAGACGGAGAAAAGAAATGTATCGAAAGATTTTTCCAATATATAAAAGATTTAAAACCAACAATTGTTGCAGGTTATAACTCGGCGTTCTTTGACTTTCCGTTTATATTAAAACGCGCACAAAAACTTGGTGTTGATGTTGATGGTCTAACACAGATTTTTACAACGCAAGGAATGAAGGAAAAGGAAGGAATGTTAAAACTTGCAAATGAAGTTGAGCCATATACGCAACACGTTATTTGGGGATTTAATATTATTGATATCGCACATTCAGTAAGACGTGCACAGGCAATCAATTCCGAAATTAAATCTTGGGGTTTGAAATACATTACAAAGTATTTGGAAAAAGAAAAAGAAAATCGTGTGTATGTTGATGGTGCGAAGATTTCAAAAATATATCTTGATAATGAAAGTTATTATGTTAATCCAAAGACAGGTGGATATAAACAAATTGGTGAGCCTGGTACAGAAAATTTAACGCAAAAATATCCGGGTAAGTTTGAGATATGGACAGGAAGAAAAATTGTTGAGCAATATCTAGATGATGACTTGTATGAAACTATGATTGTAGATGATAGTTTCTCTCAATCAACATTTTTACTTTCTAAATTGGTTCCTACCACATATGAAAGAATTGCAACAATGGGAACTGCAACACTGTGGAAAATTATAATGTTAGCATGGTCATATGAACACAATTTAGCAATACCGGCAAAGGATGAGAAACGTGCTTTCACAGGAGGGTTATCTCGTTTATTAAATGTGGGTTATGCAAAGAACATTGTTAAGTTTGACTATTCATCACTCTATCCATCTATTCAATTAGTATATGATGTGTTTCCTGATTGTGATGTTATGGGAGTACAGAAATCAATGTTAAAATATTTCAGAAACATTCGTATTAAATATAAAAACTTGGCTGGTGAATTAAAGAATAGTGATCCCGCAATGTCGGAGGTATATGATCGTAAACAATTACCAATTAAGATTTTTATCAACGCATATTTTGGTTCATTATCTGCACCACATGTATTCCCTTGGGGAGAAATGAATTCGGGTGAAACCATTACCTGTATTGGTCGTCAGTGTTTACGTATGATGATTATGTTCTACATGAAGAAGGGTTATAAACCTCTTGTAATGGATACGGATGGTGTGAACTTTGAAACACCTGAGAGTGCTAAAGATGCTGTATATGTTGGTAAAGGATTAAATGAATTAGTTACAGAAGGAAAAGAATACATAGGTATTGAAGCACATACCGCAGAGTTCAATGATATTTTTATGAGAGGTGAGATGGGATTGGATATTGACTATGTTGCTCCAGCTTGTATTAATGTTTCTCGTAAAAACTATATTATTAAAATAATAAAGAAAGGAAAAGAGAAAATTAAATTAACGGGTAATACAATTAAATCTAAAAAATTACAAACATATATTGTTGAGTTCTTAGATGAAGGATTAAAGTATTTGTTAAATGGTGATGGTCATTCGTTTGTAGAATTATATTATGATTATGTAACGAAGATTTATGAAAAAGAAATTCCATTATCAAAAATTGCAAACAAAGCTCGTGTTAAACAAAGTATTAATGAATATAAAAAGTATGTTATGAAAACTACTAAGGCTGGTTCATTAATGTCTCGTCAAGCACATATGGAATTAATTATGAATAGTGATTACCCGGCAGGTTTAGGAGATACAATTTATTATGTAAATAACGGTACAAAGAAATCATCTGGAGACGTTCAGAAGATTGTTAAACCAACAAAGAAACAACAAGAAGAATTCACGGCGAAGAATGGTTATCCAATGCCAAATGATTACATTGAAGTGAATTGTTATATGATTGATGAGAAAGAAATATTAAATAACCCTGATTTAAAAGGTGATTATAATGTTCCTCGTTATCTTAATAATTTTAATAAACGTGTTGAACCTTTATTAGTTGTATTCAATCCATCAATTAGAGAAGATATATTAATTGAAGATCCAAAAGATAGACAATACTTTACAAAAGCACAATGTGATCTTGTGAATGGTTTTCCATTAAAAGAAGAAGGTCAAGATAAGTTAGATGAGGTTATGACTTTGTCTGATAGTGAAGTAATATTTTGGAATAGAGTTGGTCGTGATCCTTACTTTATGTATGTAGAAAATAGTTTAGAACTCGCTGACCAATATTGGGTAGAACATAATAGAAAAGTTGTCACACTTCAAGCTGAAAGCACTAAATCAAATGAAGAAGAAATAATCGAAAATAACAATCACGATTATGCGTTTCACGCAATAGAAATTTAGATAACAATAATAGATGAAGGCATCGCTCTAAATTTAAGTGCCTTATTAAGATTCTCAGCTTCGTTACCTTTCCTCTCAAGGATTTTATCGGGGCGGAGTCTTTCTAATCTAGCCATAAGTTCTTCAACCAATTTAGATTTTTCGTCTTTACCTTCCGTAATTAACGATGAATAATCTAATTTAACCTGACTATCAGGAACTTGTAGATCGCCTGAGAATTTACCCCAAATACGACCTAAACCTTCTTTAGCATAAGCAATCAAATATTTTCTAACCCAGTTTTGGGCTGGTTTATTTAACGATTCCCACATTAATGTTTCGGTGTCAACATCAGATGGTAATTTAATTACATCTTTATTATTTTTAAGACAACTGTCTCTATCCATAGTATCGTAGTACCAATACCAAACATTATAATTTTTTTGTTTTATTGAACCAAAATCAAATTTACCACCCGGTACATTATATAAATGAACTAATTTTTTACCTTCAGGACCCGCAGTTATTCTATATGTTAAATCACCACCAATTAGTCTATTCTTAATACTTCTATCTTGCATTCTTAATAATAAGTCAAATGCGGGAGTCATAAAATAAGATCCGGTATTACCCATTTGAGCAAATCCACCGGCACCACCAAAACCTAACCCACCAAGACCACCAAATCCAGCCATAAACGGATCAACAAATGAGTCACTTAGTTCAGCACGAGTGAACCATAATAATTCATTTATTTCACGACCAGCAGGTATTTCATAAACTTGAGTCCCTCCTGTAAGTGTAAAAAAATCCTTTTTTAATTCCCAATCGCCACCAGATTGTAAACCTACAATTTTAGAGTATGAGTGAGTATATTGTGTTTCGTAATCTAAACTTCTTGTTGTAAATGCTCTTGATAATGATTGTGTATCTAAATCTAATCCAGCAAGTGCCGACCATTGAGATTCAATCAACCAATCACTAACGTATTGTTCGTATTCAGATAAAGCTAATTCCATGAAGGTATCCATTTGTTCTTCAGTAAGTTCAATACCACGAACTGGCATACCTAATAGGTGAAATACCTGTGTATATAATTTATCCTTTTCCGCTTGTGAAATAATTTGAGACATAATTTGATTTATTCTTATAAATATCTTATATTTCTATTATGAACGAGAAACTAAACGAATTATTCAGTATCTGTGGGATTAACGATTTTGTGTTCCACTTACAAAAAGAGGGGGAAACTAACTTTATTGACTATACTTTAGACCCTAAAACCATCGTAGTTAATATTCCCGATATTGAAGATAAGGAGTTAGATCAGTTATTAACTGATAAAATTAAAGAATTAAAAGAGACTTTTAAGTAGGTCTTTACTGAACGATTCGGAGTATTCTCCGTCACCCATTACTTGGTCAATAACGTTCTTTTTCTTTTGTAATATATTATATATAATTTTCTCAACCGTATTCTCAAACACGGGATAATAAACTAATACACTATTTTTTTGACCGTAACGATACGCTCTATCTTCCGCTTGACTATGATGAGCCGGCACAAATGATAAATCATTCATAACCACAACTTCACCAGCAGTTAAAGTAATACCAACACCACCTGCAATAATATTAGAAATAAAAATCTTTATTTTATCTTCATTTTGAAATCTATCAACACTCTCTTGTTTTTTTTCTTTAGACATACTACCATTTAATATTACAGAGTTCTTTTTGTATTTCTCATGTAACATATCTAATGACATTGTAAAGTTGGTGAATACAATTACTTTCTTTCCTTGGTCTAAACATTTATCTATAATCTCACAAGTATATGGAATTTTTTCGTAAGCGATAAGTTGTCTAATTTTCATTAAACGATTTAAAGTTACACTTAATGTTTCTTTATCTTTATTGTCATTACTAATTCTTGTGAACTCCTCTAACTCCTCATCATACATTTTACTACTTAATTCCACAAACACAGGAGTAACTATCTTTTCAGGTAAATCTAAAATGTCAGTTTTCATTCTACGAAGAACATATGACTTAGTACGTTCACGTAATTCGTCTAAATTACTTGCCCCACTTGTGTTCCACACTTTTCTATTACCAACTGTGAATTGATATCCTTTACAATAACGACGAACGTATGATTGCCAATTTAATGTTAAAGGTGAATCAACAATCTTTAATAAGTTAAAATAATTTATTGGTCTTGATGTCATCGGTGTTCCCGTTAATAACCAAACTCGTGGTATGGTTTCCAATACATCATTTAATAAACGAGTTCTATTGGCGGTACTATTACTAACATAGTGTGCTTCATCCACAATTGCCAAATCAAACTTTTCATTTACCAATAATTTATAATCATCACTATCTTCACTTTTTTCTGTGGTATGGTAATTCTTTAATATATCGTAATTGATAATATAGTAATCAAAAGTAGAACCCCACTTACGACCTTCCACTATTAAAACTTTTCTATCTGTATAATTTTTAATCTCTCTATCCCAATTTATTTTAAGAGATGCGGGACAAACAATTAAAACTTTCTTTGCACCACTTTCCATAGATGCAATAACTGCGGCGGTTGTTTTTCCAAGACCCATATCGTCAGCTAATATAAACTTATTATTTGCCAATAACTTCTCAATAGCAACCTTTTGGTGTTCCATAGGTGGACGAACGTCATATGGACTATAATCAATAACACGATTTAACTTTTTCTCTTCTTGAACAATTGCTGACTTGGGTAACCACATCGCATGGTTTTGTTGACTATCAATAACTTTACCCCAAATATGATATGCTTTATCCGATTCACATAATAATTTTTCACACCATACTTTTTCAGGGGGTAACGGTAATAACATCTCTTCCATTAATTTCTCACCAAATGTAGAAACAATATTGATATGTTTACGAGCAACTTTTGGATCGGTATCTTTATATTTTAGGACATATTCAGATTGAGGACGAGTTAATTTAAAGTTTTTAACTTCCACAAATTTGCGTTTGTATTCCAATAAAACATTATTGGACCCCACATATTCGTTCAATATTTCTCTAGCTTCAACCTCGGGTATTTTCTTTTCCATCTATTATATATAATATAACTAAATAGAATGGAAGATTAAACTATTTATTAGGATATGAACAATAAACTACCGATTACTCGTTTAGGTAAATTCTTCTCCCAAGATGACTTTGATATTAATATTCAGATGGGTCAGGAGTATCTACACGGGGATTTGAATATGAAATTGGTCTTATATCGTGTTGATAGACAAAAGACCGACAATGACGACGTATACGCCGAGGCGGGCATGGATGAGATTAAGTTTTTCCCTCCGGTTGAGTTTAACGCATTGGTTAAAATTGAAGAACCAAAAAATTCAACTTATACTAAGGGATTATTAAGGTATAACGAACCGGGTAATATGATATTATCGGTTTACATCACACATCTTAATGAATTGGGGGTTGATATTAGATACGGTGATTATATTGGTTATGCAGATTCAGAAGAAAAATTGAGATATTATACCGTTACAAATGACGGTAGAATTACATCGGATAATAAACATAAAATGTTTGGGTACAAACCACATTATAGAAGTATAGTTTGTGCTCCAACACAAGAAGGAGAATTTAGAGGAGTTTAATATGGGAATACCTAAAAGAAAAAACATGATCAATGTTTACGGAGATAAGGAAACTTATCAAGGTGAAAACATAGGAAAAAGAAGACAAGAGTTATTGGATAGAATAACTAAGTCAGATTCGTTTCTTCCTGATTCTATTTTACACGATGATTTAGATAAAGGTATGTTGGATTACATTAAAGAAACTTTTAAAGTAGTTTCCGACGGAGTACAGATTCCCGTAATTGAAAAAATATTAACAATTCAAAGATGGGGTGAGTTTAGTGCTAATTGGGAGTTTTCAGATGGTGACGGAAACGTAAAACTACCTTTCATTGCAATTATTAGAAAACCCGACGTACAATTCGGAACAAATCCATCAATACAAAGAACAATACCTGATAGACATCAATTTCATTATGCAACCGTTCCAACTTGGGATGGTAATCAAGTGGGAGCCGATATCTACAAAATACCACAACCAATTCCATGTGATATATCATATGAAGTTATAATTGTTTGTAATAAATTCAGAGATTTAAATAAGTTTAATAAGATTATCCTTCAACATTTCTCGTCAAGACAATCATATACAACGGTTAAAGGTCATTATATTCCAATTATTTTAGATACAATTGAAGATAACACTCCAATGGAAACAATGGACGGTCGTAGATTTTATATGCAAAACTATAAATGTACTATGTTAGGGTTCCTAATTGATAGTGATGAGTTTGAGGTTAAACCAGCAATTACAAGATCATTTATTGTAAATGAATCTTTAGGTGGTGCAACTTTTAAAAGAACTTATATTAGTAAAACAATAGATGTGGTTATATCCACAATTGTGGCTGGTGAAAATCAAACAACATTTACCGTTGGGGAAAGTATTAATATTTTATTTAATGTGGCAATAAATGGTATTGTACAAATAAAAGACGTTCATTACAGACATTTAGGTGGAACATCTAATATTATTTTTGATTTGGTTGGGACTCCATTATTAGGTGATGTGGTAACTGTAAGTTATTATAAGGGTAATGGTGATACGATGTCCGATCAATTTGGTAATGAATTACAAGTGGGACGTGAAAGTTTTACATTTAACGGAAATGATTTATCTTTTACTTTAAGTCATAAAATAAATTCTATTATTAATATTACAACTAACGGTCTGATTGAATTTAGTGATGAAGGATATCAATTAACAGATGTTGACGAAGTGACACTTACAAGTGCACCCGTTAACGGATCTAAAATTGACTTCGTTTATTTATACTAATCGTCCCCGTAGATATCTTTCTTTTTAGGTTTACAGTATTCTTCTACAAATTTTTCAAGGACCTTATAAATCTTAAGTCCATTTTTATCACAGTGATTCTTTAACATTTCGTGGTGTTTTTCACTTATTTTAACATTTTTTTGTTTGTTTTCCATATAAAAGATAATTAAAGATAAATAACTATCTTTTTAAGAAAAGTTGGGAAATCTTTGATAAAAACAAAGATATTTATTAGATAAGTAATAAAATTAATTAACCAAACAAAAATCAATGGCAAGTAATAACAGAGTTTTCGTGTCTCCAGGTGTCTATACATCCGAGCTCGATTTAACATTTGTAGCACAGAGTGTAGGTGTTACAACATTAGGTTTAGTAGGTGAGACTTTAAAAGGTCCCGCTTTTGAACCGATTTTAATTTCAAATTTTGACGATTTCAAATTGTACTTTGGATCAACTTCACCTGAAAAAGATGGTGACGGTAACCCAAAATATGAATTAGGATACGTTGCAAAATCATATTTGCAAGAATCAAACCAATTATTCGTAACAAGAGTATTAGGTCTTACAGGTTATAAACCATATAAAACTTTCGGTATCAAAACCGTAGGAGGTATTATTTTTGAAAACCAACCGGCAGTATTAACTGCAGATGTAACTGGAGTAACAATTACTACAACAGGTATTACTACAACACAAACAGGTAGTGATTTAACTAAGATTTTAAAACATTTGTCAGGGGTTACATCACATCTTGGAACTGATATTGTAAGTTATTTAAAGTCTGAATACGGTGGTTATACAGGTTCAACTAATGGATCAACGAATGAATATTTTATAATTGGTTTATTTCCTTCAGGTGAAACAACACCAAATGGTACTGAATTAGTATCCCCATTAACTAATAATGTTTATGAAAATAATTATAACACTAAAGAGTGGTGGAACACAATGCATCACCAATCAGACGGTTTAGTTACCCCAATTACAGGTACAGGAGTTAACGGTATTTATTCATATGTATTTGAATTTACAAACTCAACAGATAAGTGGAGTATTTCACAATTTGATTGGGATGCACGTTTAGATGTAGATAACCACGATGTGGTTGTTGCAGCTATCAGACCAAGAGGTATTTATAGCGGACAAACTTTAATTCATGAAGTAACAGGTAATACAAGTTTCACTTTAACTGAAGTTTCAGGTCAAACATTAGATACTAATCCATTAGGTGAATTTACAATTAATGTAACAGGTTATACTGATGGAGCGAAAGAATTTACATGTACATTTGACACAACATCTTCAAAATATATTTCTAAAGTATTAGGAAGTGAACCATTTGATAAAGATCATGGTAACTATCCTGTTTACGTACATGAGGTTTATCCTAATTATTTAATGGCAGCTTATCAAAGAGGATTAGTTAGAGGTATTTCTACAGTGGTTTCTTATGAGTTGGAAGGAAACAATTTCTTAGATACTTGGGATACTACAATTTCTCCAATGGTTGTATCTGAAGTTCGCGGTGGTGGAGTTGCTGATTTATTCCAAGTTATTACAATTTCTGACGGTGAAGCGGCAAACTTCCAAGTTAAAATTAATATTCAAAATATTAACTTAGAAACAATGGAATTTGATTTAGTGGTTCGTGATTTCAACGATACTGACGATAATCAAGTTGTTTTAGAGAAATACTCAAGATGTTCAATGAATCCTGATATGCCAGGTTATGTGGCTAAGAAGGTTGGTACATCTGATGGTGAGTATACTTTAGTTTCAAAAAGAATTATGTTAACTATGGCAACCGATGCTCCTGTGGATGCAATACCTGCTGGTTTCAAAGGTTTTGCAAATAACGAATCATTTGGTGCAAATAATGATACTTTTGGTAACATTCTATATAAAACAAAATATAACGACGCAGGTGACGTTGAAACATATGACGTATCAGGTGCTCCAAATATTGAAGGTGGAGATAAGATAAGAAAAGTAATTTTAGGTTTATCCAGTACGGTTGGGTTTGACCAAGATTTGTTAAAATATAAAGGTGCAAGTGGGTCAACCGAAACATTTGGTTTCCACTTATCAACAAACGCTTCAACAATTGTTGACTCAAATAGTAGACAAATTTTCCAAACAACATCTTACGATTTAGAAGGTCAAACAAGTCCTGATACTAACAAATTAACAAATATCAATTATCGTAAGTTCACATTTGCGGTTTATGGTGGTAGAGATGGTTGGGATATCTATAGAAGAACAAGAACTAATACAGATGCTTATATCTTTGGTAAAACGATTTATAAGTCAGGTCACACAGTAAATGGTGGTGTATTCAGTTCAAATGTAGGTAATTCAGACTACTATGCTTATTTAGATGGTATTAAAACATACGAAAACCCTGAAGCTGTAGATATTAACGTATTTGCAACACCAGGTATTAACTTCCAAGATCATAGTTCTTTAGTTAATCAAGCGATTGACATGATTGAAACAGATAGAGCGGATTCGTTATATGTTATGAACTCACCTAATATCACAGGTACAACCGCTACGGATGAAATTGTTGCCGCTTTAGATGCTGCATCAATTGATTCTAACTACTCAGCGACATATTGGCCTTGGATTCAAGTAAGAGACACAGATAATGTGACTCAATTATATATCCCACCAACAGGTGAGGTATTAAAAAACATTGCATTAACTGACAATGTATCTTATCCTTGGTTCGCAGTCGCGGGTTACAGTAGAGGTTTGGTAAATGCCATTAAAGCAACTAAAAAATTGACTTTGGACGATAGAGACGTATTATATAAAAATAGAATTAACCCAATCGCAACATTCTCAGACACAGGTACCATTATATGGGGTAACAAAACGTTACAAGTTAGAGAATCAGCTTTAGATAGAATCAACGTAAGAAGATTGTTATTAAGAGCAAGAAAGTTAATTTCTGCCGTTTCTGTAAGATTATTGTTTGAACAAAACGACGATCAAGTAAGAAATGAGTTCTTAAGATTGGTAAACCCTATCTTGGATGCAATTAAAAAAGAAAGAGGTTTGTATGACTTCCGTGTAACAGTTTCTAACGATCCTGAAGACATTGATGCAAACACAATGAGAGGTAAGATTTATATCAAACCAACTCGTTCTCTTGAATTTATTGATGTAGAGTTCGTAATTACACCAACAGGAGCTTCATTTGAAAATATCTAATCTAAAAGGAGATATAAAAAGAAGAAGGGTATCAGAAATGGTACCCTTTTTTAATGCTCCACGTGGAACGTTTTGTATAATAAAAAAATAATTATACTTTATCCAGAATACTAGAACTAGATATACTAGTATTTATTAATGATATATTATTTATTAAAGTAGAGTATTAAACTGGAACTAGATACTGGGGCCTGTAAAAAACTACGAAAAATAATTGATATAAACAACCTTTTTGAGATAATTAATTCAAAATAAAATTATTTTCCTTTTGGATATATTTATTAGAAAGTAAATAACTAACAAAAACTAACAAACACACAATATGGCCGATTTATTAATGAAAATGCCGACACCTTACGAACCAAAAAGGGTCAACCGATTTATCGTAAGATTTAACTCATCTTTGGGTATAAACGAATGGTACATTTCTGCTGCTGCTAGACCAAGTGCAAAAATCAATTCAGTTGCAATTCCTTTCCTGAACACTTCAACATATGTTGCAGGTAGATTTGAATGGAATGAAATTAAAGTAACGTTTAGAGATCCAATCGGTCCTTCGGCTTCTCAAGCACTTATGGAATGGTTCCGTTTACATGCTGAATCAGTTACAGGTCGTATGGGTTACGCCGCTGGTTACAAAAAAGACGTAGAATTGGAGATGTTAGACCCAACAGGAGTTGTGGTTGAAAAATGGTTATTAGAAAACTGTTTCTTAACTGACTTAAACTTTGGTGATTTAGATTACAACAGAGATGAATTAGCAAATATCACATGTTCATTAAGAATGGATAGATGTATTTTGATCTATTAATATTATAGTTTTTCATATATTAAAACCGGTAGTCCACAAGATTATCGGTTTTTCTTTTTTAAAAACTTTACTTTGAACTAGTTATTAAGTAAATTATAGTATTATGGAAGAAATGAGAATTGACCCAACAATTGCGTATGACGTAGTAGAATTACCTAGTAGAGGTATTCATTATTCAAATAAAAGAAAATCAGTTAGAGTTGCGTATTTAACCGCAGCAGATGAGAATATATTATCATCACCTAGTTTCTTAAATACTAATACGGTTATACCTGAATTACTTAAAAGAAAAATTTTAGATAGAGATTTCCCAATTGACGAAATAGTTGAGGAAGATAGACAAGCAATTTTAATATTTTTAAGAAACACAGCATTTGGTTCTGAATATATATTAACAACTTACGATCCAAAAACAGAAAAAGAATTTAATACCACAATTAATTTAGAAACCCTTAAAATTAAAGATTTCAATTTATCTGAAAACTCAGAGGGAGAATATAGTTATTATTTAACAAAAAGTAAAGTTGATGTAACATTTAAATTTTTAACAAGAAAACAAGAGGATGAAATTGATAAAATAAAGGATAATTGGTCAGGAAATGGGGTCGCTCCAATTGTAACAAAACAACTTGAAATGATGATTAAATCATTCAATGGTGTTAAAGATGCATTAAAGATTAGAAGTTTTATTGAAATGATGCCAATTAGAGATTCACAAGAATTTAGAAAATTTATACAAGATAATAAACCAGGGTTAGATTTAACCCAAACAGTAACAACCCCATCAGGAGATAATATCCAAGTTAACATTGGATTTGGGGTAGAATTTTTTCGTCCTTTCTACGGATTATAAAAAAGGTCAATTAGACGAAATTTTATTTTTGGTTAAAAAAGGATTCTCATATGGAGATATTTTAACTATGCCAGTTTATTTAAGAAAATATTACGTTAATTACATAATTGAATTAGAAAATACTAAATAATTGTATTTATAGGTATGGCTATGACTACAGCACAAGCGGAAAGGACCGGTAAAGCATATAGACAATCAGGATATTCAAGAACTGATTTACAAGGTGTTATGCAAAATGAAACTAATGACGTTAAAAATGCGGCTTTAAGCGCTTACGATAACACTAGAATACCCAATAACAATAGTAATACAACAACACAAGGTTCGGTTTTAAAACTATACGATGTAATAAAGGCAGGTCAAGGAGATTCTAGAATCTCACCAATGTCAGAACAGTTAAAAACCGGATTAGAAACTGAAATGGATTTAGGTAATTCGGTAAAACTTAATGACGCAATTTTAAAACAATTAAAATTAGAGTCAGATCTACATACTCAAATTAATGAAGATATGGGAATGACTGGTGAAATGTCGGAAGCTTTTAGAAATTCATTAATTGATACACTACCAAAGGCGGCAATGTTAGGATATGACGTTCAAAACATTAGTGATGCAATAACAAGTTTATCTGAAAAAACCGGTAAATGGAATATTATAGCGTCAAACACATTAGAACAAGGATTTGAAACCGCCCGCGCGTTTGGTATGACTTTACCACAATTAACTGAGGCATTTGGTGAATTTGAAAAAGTTGGTTTTGGTGCTGCGGATACAATATTAAAGATTAATCAAGCTGGAATGAAATCAGCGTCACTTGGTTTAAATTCTAAAAAAACAACACAAGATTTAAAGGCAAATATTGAAAAATTAAATGAGTTTGGGTTTAAAAATGGGGTTGATGGATTAAATAGAATGGTTCAAAAGGCTGCTGAATTTAGAATGAATATGGCTGAGACATTTAAAGTAGCTGAAAAAGTTATGAATCCAGAATCGGCAATTGAATTAACAGCAAACATGCAGATGTTAGGAGGGGCAATAGGTGATCTTAACGATCCACTTAAGTTAATGTACATGGCAACTAATAATGTGGAAGGACTTCAAGACGCTCTTCAAGGTGCAGCAAGTACATTAGCAACATATAATACAGAACAACAACGATTTGAAATAACAGGAGCCAATTTAAGAAGAGCACAAGAAATGGCGAAAACGTTAGGTGTGGATTATAAAGAATTTACTAAAGGAGCAATCGCCGCTCAAGAAAGAATTTTAGCAAATGATACATTATTATCAAAAGGATTTGATATTGATGATAAAGATAAGGAGTTTCTTACCAATTTATCATCTATGAAAGATGGTGAAATGCAAATTGTTGTACCTAAATCATTAGAAGATAGTTTAGGAAAAGAATTAGGTAAAAATGAGGTAAAATTAAGTGATTTAAGTTCCGCACAGAAAGATATTTTAGTAAGCTACCGAAAACAGTTGGAAGATAAAACACCGGCTGAAATGGCAAAGGAAATGTTTAGTGAGACCGCTTTAATTAGAAATGCAACTGAAGCAACTGCGAGAGCAATGGTAACATATGGTAAAAGACAAATATTTGGTAGAGAAGGTAAAATAGGAAAAGATGGTTTACCAGTGATGAAACAGGCTGTAAACGCAATAGGTGAATTAAGACAAGGTCAATATGAATTTTCAAAAGATAACAATTATATCAAAGGTTTAATTGAACAACCTCTTAATATTTTAAAATCGGGAGCCACAACTCTTAATTTAGTATTAGATGGGACTATGATGACAATTAATACCGCCACCGAACAATTAAGAAACTCAACAAAAGGAAAAACAACTGAAGAACAAAAAAGAATTGAAGAAGAAAACGAAAGAAGATCAAAAGCGGCAAAGGCGGGAAATGCATCCGTAAACCATTATCATACATTTAAGATATCTAAGACCAATAATTTAGAAAATTACTCAATAGATCAAACTTCTAAAGGTTACACAGTTGATCAGACTTTAATGGGATAAGAATACAATCAAAAAAACCATATATTATCTATTTATAGATAAACAATAAGATGCCATTAGATTTTAATACTACTAAAGATTTTAGGGACAATCTATTAAAAAGGACATTAAATCCTGTTTATGGAAGAAGTCCGTCCCCTAAAACATTTACAAGTACCAACTATAGTGTTCAAAGTTTAAGTGATAGTTCTAACTTACTTTTACCAAATGTTGATGATAATAGGTCTAATGATTTATTAACACCCCAAAAGTCTAATATATTTAAACCAAATGAATACTTTATAAAAGATTCATTTCAAGATATACCAAGAAGGGCTAATTTAAATTTATATCCATATTTTACCCAAAGTGATGATAATTTAATTGGTATCATGTTAACAAAAAACTATGATACAGAATCTGAATTATTTAAATTTGCAGCAAATAACATTAGAACAAACCCACAAGGACCTGTTTTAGCAAGAATAAGTAAAAATCTTAATACAGCAACTAACGCAAAAAATAAGATAGGTGAGGCTTTGGCTGGTAATACAACCACATTAATTAACATCATCAGAGGTAAACAACCTTTAATTGAGGGAAATGAAAGTATTACGGTATCAAGTAGTTTATTAGGTAAAGGAATTGATTTTTTACAGACCGTAGCGGGAACCCAATTACCTTTTAGTACAATACCAGGTGATTATCTAACAAATCCTCGTAATCCGATTAATGTTAGACCGACGGATGTTTCCACAGGAACAAAGGCTTGGCAGGATTTAACAGGGGTTTTAGGGTCAATAGTGGGTATTCAGAGAAGACCACTCCCATCAAGAAAACCTTCAGATATTTTAATTGAACATATGGGTAGTTCATCAAAAAATAGACTTTTTGATTTATTATCCTTTTCAAAATATTCTCCCAATTATACTACAACGGCAAGATCACAAATGTCAACTCAACTTGGTAGATTTCCAAGTCAAGTTGCTCAAGGAGTTAAATCTCTTTTAGGTATGGAGGCACCAAATAGTGGTGCTTATATTGGAGATGATAGAGAAAATGATGTTAAACAGGCAACAACAGATTTATTTAGTGGAAGACCTGTAAGAAGTAGTTATTATTTAACTCTTATGTTTGATAAGGTATCCGCTGAATTATTTCATAATACCAAAAGTATTATTGAAAATGGACCTATTGGTGGTAATTTAACATGGATTAGTAAAAATAGAACAAGTAAATCTGATATTACAGGTTTAGGTAAAACAAAGTCAACTGATTTTACTTTTAGAACAGATTCTATTTTAGAAACCACACAAAAAATATTAGATACTAAACCACAAAATGGTGGAGATGCGTTAGCACATATTGGACATGTTTTAGATCAAACAAGTAAATATTTTAAAGACGGAGACACATATATTTCAAGAGGGTCCGCGGTTCGTTATATGGATAATTCAGGAAGAGATATTGGAGTTGAATATGCTAGAGTTTGGACTAAGGATAGACCTTATTTAACATATGGAGACACGATGCCACTTTATAAAGAAACAACACAAACTCCATATTACAAAGGAGGAGAAAAACCATTTAGAAGAACGGGTATTAGAAAGTTTGATGGTAGTGTTATGACAAATACTTGGAACCTTAATATGGCACCAATGTCTGACGGAACTTCAAATCGTGAATTTCCAAATTCATCAAATATTGTAAAAGGAGAAAAAGGTTTTTACGCTAAAAAATACATGTTATCTATTGAAAATTTAGCGTGGGCTTCATCAACATTACCTGGTTTTACTGTTAATGATTTACCATATTCAGAAAGAGGACCTAATGGTGGTCGTGTTATGTGGTTTCCACCATATGATTTAAAAGTATCAGAACAAAACAGTGCAAAATGGGAACCCAATACATTTTTAGGTAGACCAGAACCAATATACACATATCAAAATACTGAAAGAAATGGTAGTTTATCATTCAAAGTAATTGTGGATCATCCGAGTATATTAAATTTATTAATAAGAGAACATTTTAAGTCTATAAATGAAACTGACGTTGATGCATATATTAATGCATTTTTTGCTGGAGCAAAAGATATTGATTTTTATAGTTTAATTAGAAAATATACACATTTAGAATCTGATGACATTAAAATGATTCAAAATTACTTAGGTAATGGAGGTGATCCATCCGATATTCAAAGATTTAAAAATAGTGTTAGTTCCGTAGTAAAAGATAGTCCGGACGGCACATCAACTCAAGATGCAAATAAAGACACCATTAATAAAAAATTAAAGTTAGTTTTTCCAAATGATTTACCTGGAGATGAAGAAAGTGATATTTCAGAAACAAATTATAAAGAAATAATTTCTAAAATTAATAAAACAATCAGTGAAACAGAATTAAGGTCTGTATTAACTAACATTATTATAGGAACAACATCAAACGATTTAAATGATTGTAAAAGTATTTTTGGAAAAAGTAGACTTGAAAGTTCAGAATCTGGAAGTACCATTAATAAAGTTGCAACAGATTTACAAACAATATTTACAACAAATGACACCGCAACAACAGATTTAATAAATTCATTAACAGGTTTAACTGCTGATTTAGAAAGTAAAAGTGTTAATGGTGATGTTGTTATATTGATTAATTCAACAACATCAAAAGCGGGAGACGATAAAAGTAATTATCGACTATCAGTTAGAAGATCACATGCAATTTATTTAACTGTTTTAGATAAATTAAATAAAAATAAAGTAGCAAGTAAATGGGGATTTAAAAAATTAGATAGTCAATTGTTTGCAGATGGAATGGAGGTATATACTTATGAAAATCAATATAGTTTTAGTGAGTTAGGGTATGAAGGCCAAACTGGTAATCTTATTATAAGAACAACAAATTATGGATATAAAGCTAATATAGATAATATTGATTGTAGTAAAGTTAGTTATAGTAATCCAAATTTAATTAAATATAGTCCGTTTACATATGGTTGTAGATCATCCATATTTTCAGTTGAATATGAAAAATCTAAAAAAGTGGATTCACCAATTAATGGTTCGGTTAATACTAAATTAAGTCCAACGGGTACGGTTAGTACTAATAAAACTAAACCCACCATTGATGTGATGAAAAGAATAATAATGAAAACATTATCAGAAGAATTTTACTTTAAAAAATTAGAGGAAAGTTCACCGATGATATACAGTTCATTAAAAGAAAAATTAAGATATTTTCATCCAGGTTTTCACTCAATGACACCAGAAGGATTAAACTCAAGATTAACATTTTTACAACAATGTTTAAGACCAGGTGACACAATACCTGTTAAAGGTTTATCGGACAATTCAGATATAAACGCAAGAAATACGACATTTGGACCACCACCTGTATGTGTTCTAAGAGTTGGAGATTTTTATAACTCTAAAGTTATTATAAAAGATCTTAACATACAATTTGAACAAAACGTATGGGACTTAAATCCAGAAGGTATTGGTATTCAACCAATGATAGCAGATGTTACTATGCAATTAAGTTTCTTAGGTGGACAAGGATTAGAAAAACCAGTAGAAAGATTACAAAACGCATTATCATCAAATTTCTTTGCCAATACGGAAATGTATGATGAAAGATCAATTTCTACAAATACACAAATTGGTGGTAAAGATGCGAATAAATTTACAAGAGAGTTTATACAAAGTTTAAGTGATACACTTATTCCACAAACAGCATTGAAAGATACTAAAGGTAAAGGACCGACAGAGGGTCAATATATTGGAACTTTAGAACCAATGGAACCTTCAATTAATTATACAACTTTAGTTGACCAACTCTTTGAAAAAACAAATACATATTTTACATCATATGAAAATTTGTATAATAATGTTTTAACCTCTAATGGTTCATTACTTACAAATTTAATTATTAATAGAGACTATAGAAAGTTAAATGCTTATAACGTATTCACGGGAGATACAAGTGTTGTAATTAGTTTATTTGGTTTATATAAAGATAAAACATTACCAACTTATATTGAGGATCTATCAAAAAAATTAACCACATATTTAAAAGATTCAAATCCATTATATTTGATAGATACGTTTGATTTAAATAAAATTATACCTGAAAAATATCAAAAAGATATTAATGAAATATTAAGTAATAATATTATTAATTTAGTACCAACAAAATTAAATGATATTAATGAGTTAAAAAGTATTAAAGAGTTTGAAATAAAAAGAAACGAATTAATTGAATTATTAGATAAATTAAACCACATAACTCAAAATGGTTATGATGTTAAAACTGAGAAAAATAAAGCAACTAAATTAACATTAGGTGATTTTAGTAAAAATGAATTTTATTTAAATTATAGTACAAATATTGATTACATCAATAATAATACAGCAAAAATGTATGAAAAGTTAGATACAACTTTTAATTTTGAAAATATAGTAATAACTCATGATGTTGTAAAAAATATATTAAATGCAATATTAAAGAATAGTATTGATGATATTGTTACAGGAGTTGAAATTCCGTTACCACAAGAAGACTATTCACTTTCACCTAAAATTAAAGATGGTATTACTAAATGGTTTACTAAAATAAAAGAAGAAAAATTAAAATTTGGAAAACCACCAATTCGTAAAAACAGTAAACCAATTGTTTATAAAACGCCACCATTAGATGTAAGTGAAAGTGAAATACCAATAACTAATGAAATAAAATGGTTATTTGGTGAAAAACATAATGTTACAGACGCATTAAATTATTATAGAATATGAGTAGGGATTATTTTGATAGGTATCAATTTTTTATAGATGACGGTAATTTTAGAATTGTACCAGGAATTGAGGTTGCAATTAAAGGAACTGACAAATATATACAATATAAAAAAGGTAAAGATAGATTGGATAAAATGTCACAAGAATATTATGGTAGCCCGACTTTTGGTTGGTTAATATTAATGGCTAATCCCACGGCGGGTAGTATTGAGTTTAATATACCTGATAATTTCTTTTTGAGGATACCATATCCATTAATTAGCTCTTTACAAGATTACAAAAGAGGTGTAGAATTGTATAATCTATATTATGGAGAAAAATAACATATCAAATACAGAAGATATATACGTTAAGGTTGATCAAAATAATTTAATTTATATTGATCCAAACTCAACAATTGATAGTGAGGGAAATGTGTCTGCGAGAAACATAAAAACAGAAAAGTTAGTAATGTATGTTAATCTTGAGGCCGACATTGTTCCAAGATCAATATTAGCGTCAAGTAATGATACAAATACATTAACAAGTATTGCAAGTGGAACATTAAATTTTCTTAAAAATGCAGACGGACAAGATTATGATACATCATGGACAGACTCTTATTCAAAAACCGAAGAAAAAAAAGATTCAAACGGATCACCAACAGGGGAGTTTTTTCAATCAGATAAAACAGGACAATCGTTTGGTATAAATGATATAACTATATCAATAAAAGGATTTAATTCAATACCTACAATTAGTATTAATTTTATAGACATAAGAGGTAAAACTTTATTTGAATCACCTGAAAATTCACCATATAAAGCGTTTTTTCACATACCATGGCCTATATTTTATTTAACCGTTAAAGGGTTCTATGGTAAGGCTATAAAATATAGATTACATTTAGTTAAGTTTACAAGTAAGTTTAATGAATCAAGTGGTAATTTTGAAGTTAACACCTCATTTGTTGGATCTACATATGCTTATTTATCTGATATTCCATTACAAGGACTTTTAAATGCTCCATATCTTTTACCAACGGAATCTGTAAAAACAAGTAAAACAAATACATTAACACTTAAAGAGCTTGAAACCATTAAGAAATCTTCAAGGGGTTATGATATTTTAAAAACGGTTTATAACGAATATAAATTAAAAGGACTTATACCCGATGATTTTCCTGTTAAGACACTAAGAGAGGTTTTAACAATTGCAGAAACTTTAGATACATTATTAGAAAAACAAATATTTGATCAAGTTGTGGATATGAGATTATTTGCCGCAATGAAAGAATTTGGTGAAACTATTGACAAATTTGAAGCTTCAGTGAATGGTTGGGCAAAAACTCGTTTGGAAAGAACCCCTGTAACCTCATTAGATGAAATAGATCCGACAGACTCAACCTCAACATTACAATCTTATTATCTTAAAGTAGAGGATAAGAAATCAAAAAAATATATTGAAGGTCCAAACGAAGAAGGTTCTTTAGAACATCTTTTAAATCTATACACAACTTTAATTGATAAAAGTCAACTTTTTACTAGAAATTTAATTAAAAATCAACCTTCAATGATTAATAATACCGGATCTTCATTTACTGAAAGTTCATTAGGTATTAGTAAAGTTGAAAAAGATATAAACAAATATATTACAGTAAACAAAAATGAAGAGTCTAAAGTTGCGGTAAAGATTGAAAAGTTAGTAAATGATATTAGGGGTGTAAGAAGAGGTTTTGAACAACAAAGAGATAAATTAGAAAAGGCTGTAGAAATAAAAATGAACGAAATTGTTCGTAATAAAAAGAACGGTTTTGGATTTGAACCAACAATAAGAAGTATTTTTGCAGTTATATTAGCAAATGCGGAAGTTTTGATACGTTTAATGAAAGATGTACACAAAAGAGCATTTGAACAAGGGGAAACAAGAAAAAAGATTGTTTCTGATTTTTCAAAAGAAAGTACAGGAGAGTCAATTTATCCATGGCCTGAATTAAAGGCGACAGTAAATAAGAAAGAGAATACAATAATATATCCTGGTGATCCAGACTATCAAGTAAAATTAGGATCTGATGATCCATCTAGATGGCCTGAGGTTGCATTTCTTGAATCATATATTAGTATAGCAACAAATAAAATTGATCCTCTTTCAGAAAAAGAAGGAGGTGTTGATAAAGTACCTGATCAAACAGAAAGTGACTTTGATAGTAAAAAAATAAAGAAAATAAGTTCAGCAAATGGTGTTGTTAATATTATACCTTATGTGAATAAATTACCAGATAACTTTGTTTATGAAATATATGAAAGAGCACTAACATATACATTAATTGATTCGTTTTCTGTAAAAACTATACAAGAATTAGCGAACATTGAATACTCTAATATTTCAGAATCAATAAACGGAGAAAGAAGTTTAAGACAGTTATTAAAAGTAAATATTTTAAATAGTGGTTCGCTTTTAACTCAGTTAGAAAAATTATCACCTTTTGATAAATTTTCATATTACAAAGATAATTTACCAACAACAGATTATTTAAAATCTTTTTACGAACAATCATTTAATATTGAACAATATAAAACTTCAAATGGTTTTAATGATAAAACATCATATAAAGAACTAGATAAGGAATTGTTAAATATGGTACCGGATGAGTATAGAACAAATATATACCCTTTTTCATCTGACACATATATTAGTTATATAAAAGGAGTACTAACTTTTGACGAAAGTTTATTAAAGTTTAATGGTTTTTTAGAAGTTGATACAACACAAGGTTTAATATCAGGTCAAGCAGATCCAAAATTTTGGGCTCAGTCAAACTACGAAACAAATTTATTTGCAAAAAAGTTTAACGTAAATAATACCGCAACAAATATTTTAAACACACCATATTTTCATAAACAATTATATTCAGATTTTAACACCACAACATCTTACGGAAAATATGCGGGATCGGCGTACCTTTTATTAAACTCAATGGCATTTACTGAGTTAGATGAAATTAAATCAGGTTTAACACTTGATAAAAAAATACCATACAGTGTTTTACCTTCTTCTTTATTTAGAGAAGTTAGTTCTAGTCAATACATACCATATCATTTAATTTTAAAATGGGGGTCTATATATCACAGATATAAGAAACATATAAATGAAGGTATAGATATTTTAACGGGATTTACCACATCAAATACAAATACCACAACAACACCGATTAATGGGTCTGATTTTTTTGATTTTAATAGTGATAAAGTATATGTTATAGACCCACCGTTATATGTGAGATATAATGAAAATATAGATCTTGGAATACACCCTTATTATGATGATATTTTTTATAATGTAGTTAATGATGTAAGTTATTTTAATTTCTCAACCGGAAATACAACTGGATTTACTGAATCTATAACAAACGGAGTATTAAATGTAAAAAATGATATCAAAACAAATACAGGAGGTACTAGATATTATTGGACACAATATGTTGACAATTCATTAATAACAAAAAAAGATACATTCACATTATTACCATCGGCAGGAGGTAATACAAGAATAGGTGAAATAGATTCAACAACACTTGGTGAAACAACAAGTTCTAATAATTCTTACTCAATTGAAGAACAAAAACATTTTAGAATTATTTGGGATGACGAATCTTTAAATGATAATTTTCATGATACAGATTATAAGTTTTCGTCTTATGATGAATACAACACAACAGTTTCAGGAAAGTATGAAATTGGAAGCGATTATAAAAAAGTTATGGACTTAATTGCAACATTTAATCCTTCAATATTGAATGAATTTGAAAATTATTTTTTAAATTTTTCATCTGAAAGAGTTAATTTAAATGTTTCAAATAAACAATTTGAAACAACAGTCTATGACAACCTTCAAGATTTATTAAAAGAAATTGTTACAGTAACAAAAAAGACAGACGACACTTCTATACAAATTAAGGATTTAAAAGATAAACAAAAAACTAATTTAGAGAGTATAACAAAATCAATTTTATCAAATAACAATTTAATAAAAATTACAATTGGTAACCCAAAAGAACTTGACCCACACGTATTAATTGGTTTTATTGGTAAGGATAAAAACAATAGTTTAACTTATAAGAAATATGATAGTACAACATCATTAACAACCCCAAATAAAAAATTATTAGATCTCTATATAGGTCCACATCCGGATCAGGTTGATCCATTAATTAACCCATATCAAAATTTCTTTATAGATAATGATATTGAAATTACAGAAGATAATGTATTAATGTTTAGATCAATAGTTTACATGTATGAAGGATTTAAAAAACTTGGATTAAGTATTAATTTTAAAGATTATCTTAGTGAAAATATTTTTACATTACCATTAGCAGCAAATTCAAGATTCAATACCTTTATTGAACATTTAATACCTAAATTTACAAATTTTGTCTATAAAGAGGATCAAACAAAAATTGATTTTTTTGATGGTTATAACAACAAAGGTTTAAAAGTTGAATTGTATAATTTATTTAAATCCATGAATGATAAATGGATAGCAGGTAATTCAATAGGACAAAGATCTTTATTAGAGGAGTTTTTATTTTTAGACAAAGCCAACAAAGATATCGGTAACGATTATTATTTTGATATATCAAGATTAAAAATGTTAGGTGACCCTAAAAATTCAAAAATAAGTTTATTTAGCGCAATATCAACTTTATTAAGTGGAACGGGATTTGATTTAAGGGCATTACCGGCTTACGTTAATTTTTATGGTACTAATTTTTCAAATACACCTAAAATAATACCGTCTAAAAAAATAGCACAAAATTTATTTGGGACCTTCTTAGAAGTGGATACCCAAGAGTCGTCACCTAAAATCGTTATTCAATACGTGGGTAAAAATTCAACACGTCCCGATATGGAAAAAAACGGTAAGTATAAATTTACCGACGATAGTTTTAATATCGGTAATACTAATAACAATCCGGTTATGATTACTTTACCTAAAGTTTTTAAAACAGGAGACCTATCAAAAACAAATAAAGTAGTTGCATTTGAAGTAAGTTTTGGTGATCAAAACCAAAGTATTTTTAAAGGGGTTACTTTAGATCAGGCATCAATAAAAAATACAAGTGAATCATTTTATGTATTGGAAAACTTAGCAAGATCCGAATCTGGGTCCGGAGCACATAATGTTGATATTGGATTATATGATTATTATAGACAGGCCGCATATACTTGTGACGTAACATGTATGGGTAATGTTATGATACAACCCACAATGTATTTCTACCTTAAAAACATACCAATGTTTAAAGGAACATATTGGATTACTGAAGTAACACACTCCATAAAAAACGGATCAATTACAACTTCATTTAAAGGTTCAAGAGTACCATACACGGCACTTCCTGATTTAAAAGATTCCTTTATGTCAAGTTATAAAACATTATTTGATAAGTTACAACAAAAAGCAGTTAACAGAATTAATGGTGCGGGTAAGGTTACTGAAACAACGAGAACGGTTACAAATACTGACGGTTCTAATTATACATTTGACACTACAGATAAAAAAGTTGATAACGAGGTATTCACAAGTGAAGCGTCATATTCAAATGCGGGAATACCATTTAATGGTTATAAAGACTCAAGATACATTTCAAAAGTCACACATCCATCTGGCACTTGGTTAAGAGCACAAGCAGTTTTAATGGGAGAAAAAAATTACGCAGTACAACCTGACACTAAAATGTCAATAGTCATTGAATCAAAAACTAAACAAGATCCACCATTAACTTGGGAAATTGTATACGATTTTACTAAAAATTATTATTTCTACGCGACTAAATTTTTAACAGATAAAGTTAAAGTTGAAGATATGATGAAATTAAAAACTACATTCTACAACCCAAATAAACCTAATGTGAATAAAATCACCATTGACACTAGTTTTAAAGTTGACCAAACAGTTACATCACCTATTCAATTCTCAGGTGCAATTGATAAAATAAGAGATGCTGAACCATATGGTATTGCGTTATCAGAAAAATTAATGACAGATTTAAGATTAGCTGACGGGGACATAGTTTACTTTAATGTAGGATAATAAGAATATTAATAAAAGTTGGGATATTTATACATATAAAACAAATATTATGGAAAATAATAGATTAAATGATACCATGGATCAGTTTTTAAACCCTAAAAAGGTTAAAAACGTATCTAATGATGGTATGGAAAGAGAAGAATGTGATTTAGTAACGGGTGAATGTTACACAATCAGAGAAAAAGACGGAATCGTTGAAAGAATAAATAAAAAATACGTTACAAACGACGGAAGACAATTATTACAAGATTAATACTATGTTAGAGAAAAAATTATTAGAAGAAGTAAAACGTTTCAATGCTATCAACAAGTATAGTAAGAAAATGATTATGGAGCAAGATGCTCCACCACCAGCACCAGAAGAAGATCCATTAGGTGATGTTCCACCACCTCCAACAGGTGATGCGGGTGCACCAACAGATGTTCCTCCTCCACCTCCAGCAGGTGATATGGGTGGTGATGTCCCTCCACCAGCAGGTGACATGGGAACTCCTCCAATGGATGAAGCAGGTATGGGTGGTGATACAGAAGAAATTGATATTACAGATTTAGTTAATATGACTAAAAATATTAAAAATGATCTTGAAAGTAATAAACAAGACAATTCTGCAGTTATTAATAAAATGGACGACGTATTCACTAAACTGAATGATCTAGAAAGTAAATTGGCTCAAATGGATCAAGTTATGGCTAAGATTGACCAATTAGGTGCAACGGTTGAGGCTAACAAACCTAAAAGTGAAGTTGAAAAATTAGAAATGAGATCTTTAGATTCATATCCGTTTAATGAAAAACCACAAGAGTTCTTTGCTCATAAACAAGGTGAAATGAGAGCAAGTGGTAAGAACGAATATGTTTTAACAAAAGACGATGTTGAGAACTACGCCCCTGACGCATTAAAGACCTCATTCAACCCAAACGAAGATCAAAAAGATGAATATAGCTTCTAAAATAAAGTTCCTAATGGAACTACAGGCTCAAGTTAAGATTAACCATTGGCAAACCAAAGGTTATGCAAGACACAATGCCTTTGATAAGTTATATGAAGGATTGGTTGATTTGACAGATACTTTTGCTGAGGCTGCGATGGGTAAGTACGGTAGATTTAAATTAGAAGAAGAAGATAAAAGTATCAACATTGTAAATTTAACTGAATTAGATCTAAAGGACATGTTACAAACATCTAAGGAAGCGTTAATTCAATGGACAAGTGAGTTTGATTCAACAGATACGGATATAATGAATATTCGTGATGAGATTTTAGGACTATTAAATAAAATAACATATCTATTAACATTAGAATAAAAATAAAAAAATAAGAAATGGCTATAACAAACGCATCAACAAGACGTACAACTTCAGTTAATGCATTTACAGGATTAACGTATATTGACACAATAATAGGTACTGCCGCAGGTAACGGACTTTTTTCTGTTGTAGTGGAAGGTAATTATATTGATGATACAATTACAGGGTCAATAGTAAGTGCAGGATATACAGTAAGAAAGAAATTTGACGACATGGGAACATACCCAATGTATACCATAAATTGGTAAAAAAAATACTTTAAAAATAGTTCAACCCAGATTTTATAGTCTGGGTTTTTTTATGTATATTATAACATAAATGATTATTAAAATTTAAATCAAAATCACATGTCTACATTTGACGCAGTACTAGCACAGTACGAGAAAAACAAAAACGCCACAGGTGGCAACAACAACAAGATATCCTCAGAGGATAGATTAAAACGTTATTTCACGACCGTATTACAAAAAGGTTCTAAAGGTGAAGAAAGACGTATCCGTATTTTACCTACAAAAGATGGTTCTTCACCATTTGTAGAAGTTAAATTCCACGAAGTTCAAGTGGACGGAAAATGGGTAAAATTATATGATCCAGCACAAGAAAGTAAACGTTCTCCATTAAATGAGGTTTACGAAGGATTGATGATGAGCGGTGTGGATTCTGACAAAGAATTAGCACGTAACTACCGTTCTCGTAAATTTTATATCGTTAAAGTGATTGATCGTGATCATGAATCGGACGGAGTTAAATTTTGGAGATTTAAACATAATCACAAAGGTGATGGTGTTATTGATAAAATCTTCCCAATCTTCCGTAATAAAGGAGATGTTACCAATCCTGAAACAGGTCGTGATTTAATCTTGTCTTTAGCTTTAACAAAAGCGGGTACAGGTAAAGAGTACACAGTTATCAATTCAGTATTAAACGACGACCCAAGTCCGTTACACACTGACGCAAACGTTGCAAAAACGTGGTTAGATGATGAGTTAACTTGGTCTGATGTTTACTCTAAAAAAGGTGAAGATTATTTAGAAATGGTAGCGAGAGGTGAGGTTCCACGTTGGGACACTGCAAGTAGCAAATGGGTTTCTAATTTAACAACAGAAGAAACTATCGGAGCACCGAAGTCATCAACACCTGTAGTCGATCCACAAGACGACGCAGATGTGGATTCTGACTTACCGTTCTAATTATTAACGGAGGGGTGGAGATAACGTCAGAAACCCCATTTTTAAAACAATATTATGGCAGGTATAAAAAAGACTGATTTTTCAGCAATTAAAAAGAAGTTCTCAAAAGAGGCAGAATATAAACCAGATCGTTTCTTTGATTTGGGTGATGCTTTCTTAGACGCGTGTGGTATTCCAGGTCCTGCAATGGGACATATCAATATGTTATTAGGACATAGTGACACAGGTAAAACTACGGCACTTGTAAAGGCTGCGGTTGATGCACAAAAGAAAGGAGTAGTTCCTGTATTTGTTATCACCGAACAAAAATGGAGTTGGGATCATGCGGAGTTAATGGGATTTAATAAAGACGGAGACTACCTTTTTAATAGTGATTTTGAATATATTGAACAAATCACTGAGTATATTAATGAATTATTAGATGCTCAAGAGAAAGGAGATTTACCTCACGATTTATTAATCTTATGGGATTCGGTAGGTTCGGTTCCATGTAAGATGACTTACGATGGTAAAGGTGGTAAACAACACAATGCGTCGGTATTAGCTGACAAAATTGGAATGGGTATCTACCAACGT